GCGTGCGAGGCGGAACGTGATGCGGCTCGCGGTCATTCGCCCTCCTCGATTTCATGGAGCGCGACGCGACCGTTGAGCGTAGCGATCCGCTGCTCGGCCCACCTGTTGTTGAGGTGAAAGTGCAGGTCAACGTGCCCGGTTATCCGATCCAGCCGTCCATCAAAGTGATCAGAATAGATCGGCTCGGCGAGCCTTTCGGATTTTCGAAGATGATCTCGTTCGCATCGAACTGCTCAATGGTTCCGTAGTAGTCACCGTTGATCACGACCTGCTTGTCGTCCTGCGAGACGGTGATCGTCACGCGCGAGAGACGTTGCTGTAGCCTCGGGTCTGGATCAGCAAATGGCACATTCGGTTGCGGACGCTTACTGACTCCGCTGCACATCAGCGTGATCTGTTGCGTTTCAGCAGATGCCGTATTGTTGACAATCGCCAGAATGACGACGACTAAAGCGAGCGTTTGGATAGTCATTGTGTTTCCCTTGTTGAAGCGGTTGTAGGTGTCATTTGCTGCGCTTCACGCAGTCGTAGTACGCTTGCCGTTGAGCCACAGGCGAAACTCGGTGCTGCCTTGCTTGAGCCGGCCCATCAGCCTTCGTGCCTCGTCAGTCCGTTGCCGTCGATGGTACCGACGACGTCGCGCCGCGACAGCCTGATCAGGTGGAAAGTCTGCCCGGTGATCCTGGCGAGGTCGGTGGCCAGGGCGATGACGGCTTCGAGCCGTGCCTCGTCGGCGGCGATGTAGGGCACGACCTGGAGCGGCGGCATCGGCCCGGCGCACACGCCTTCGCCGTTCTCGTCGCGCGAGACGACGAGCCAGACCTTGTCGATGACGTGGCCCGGCTTGTTCGCCGGCGTGTGAACGATGGTGGTCATTTGCGAAGCATCCTTCCTTGCGCGTCGATGCGATACGGGCGCGGGTCGAACGTCACGCGCACCGCGGGGATCTGCAGCGGCTCACCCGCGCCGTCGTCGAGCGTGACGTCCGTCATGTGCGCGCTCACCAGCATCAATGCTTTGCCCTGCAGCGGATAAATCACGCCGCACATCTCGCCGTCGCATAGCACTTCGACGACCTCGACTTGGCGCGCCGTGTGGCGTGCGAGGCGGAACGTGATGCGGCTCGCGGTCATTCGCCCTCCTCGATTTCATGGAGCGCGACGCGACCGTTGAGCGTAGCGCCCGCCGTTGACAACCAGGTCGAGCCGCGAAGCGACGCGGAATTTCTCCTGCACCTTGACGTTGGCGCCGAGCAGCGGATCGTCGCCGCGCTGGAACGCGGCCGTGATCGCAGCGAGCGTCTCCTCGGGGCCTGTGCTGCTCAGGACTTCGAGGTGGAGCGTGACCGGCACGCTGGCGCGATAGTGTCGCGTCGTGGGCATGATGGGACCTCCCAAAAAGCGTCGGGGGCCGGTCGGGTCGTCGAGAACCCGCCAGCCCCCGTCCTCGCGTGGCGCGCGTTTACGGCTACGCTGCGCGCCTGCGAAGCTCGATTACCTGGGCGCCGGCGACACGCTTCTGCTTGGTGATTTGCAGGTCGTAGCTGAGCGCGCGCATCACCGCCATCACGGTGGCGAACTGCGGCCGACGGGTCTCGCCGTTGAACCACTGGTACAGCGTGGATGTTGACACGCCGCTCGCTTCCTCGATGTCGCGGTAGCGCGCATGCTGGTCGCGCATCAATGTCCGGATGCGGTCGATGATCGGGTCCTTGTCGCGGAAATTGTATGACCGATACAGCTTGAGATGGCCGCCGTTGTGGTGGGTGCGGCCGGTGCGGTTGCTGTATGTGCTCATTCCGCCACCTCGTGAGCATGGCTGCCATTGAGCAGGCGCGGGGTGGCTTTGTAGGCTCCCTTCTCGACGCGCTTGAGCATCTTCGTCCTGATCAGAATGAAGACCGTGTTCGTGATCGCCTTGGCGTCGGCTCCGTGCGCGAGCACGTCGCTGTGCGTGAACGTCGCGGTCGGGTTGACGGCGACGATCTCGGCGATGGCGCGGCGCGCCTTGCCGGATGCGCCTTCGTCGGCACGCGGCTTGCGGTTGCCGATCATGGTCGCATAGAGGGCGTCGGGCGCGTTGGCGGCGGCCGTCGCTCCGGCGGGAGCGGCCAGGAGCCCGGCGGTCGGCGCGACCGGGCGGACTTCGACATCGTAGGCTCTGACCGCCTCCATGTGACGCAAGAGATCCCACAAGCGTTTTTCGTCGATGATTGCGCTCACGTGGAACAGGTTGGGTCCGCTGGCTGGCATTCGATTGCTCCGTTCTTTTGTTGGGTGGCTGAAACAAGTCGGGCGGGTGGCCTTGCGGACACCGCCGAATACTTCTCTAGTTGTGATACCGGGTACGGTAATGCTCCCGGTGCAGTTTGGTCAAGGCAAACTACAACCGCTTGATTTGCTCCGGTGTCAGGCGGTGGGCGGCGGCGAGGCGCACCAGTTTGGCCACCACGCTGGGAATCGGGCCCTCGGCGGAATAGCGGTAGGCCTGCCGCGCGGAGAAGCCGAACACCCGCCCGGCGTCGATGATCGACAGGTTCAGCCGTTCGAGCAGGTGGCGGTATTCGGTTGCGGTCATGCTGCTGTGTGCCATCGTCATCGTCTCCACGGCATGGTCTTGGCGCGGCGCACCGCGGACATCTTTTCGTACTCCAGGTCGCGCAGCAGGCGCAGCAGTTCGCGCAGGCTGGCGGCGTCGAGCGCTTCCAGCTTGATCGCGTAGCGCCGACCCGACAGCGTGGCGATCTGCCCGTTGATGGCGGCGATGAATTGCCGGTTGGCGGCGTCGTCGCTCATGGCGCCACCGCCAGCATGGTTTCGGCCTGCTGCAGCGCCGCCGAGATTCCGATCACCTCCGCCACCTGCGGCTCGTCATCACTGTTGTTGAGGTAGAGCCCGACGAGCCACTGCGCCGCTTCAGCGGTTTCGTCGCCCTCGGGTAACAGACTGATTCCATCATTGTAGGTAATCCACACGCAGTCGCCCGCCGCGTTGGTTTTCGCCCACGCAAGGCAACCGCCGCCGGTATGGTCGATGCCGTAGCCTGCCGCCACCATGCGCGCGCCGAGCGGCGTCGCTCTGGCATCGGCTGTCGTGCGGTCGAGCCAGGAAAAGAATGCGTCGCTCATCGCCCGCCCTCCTGCTGCCGGTGTCGTGCGGCAAGGGCGGCGTAAATCTTCTCCTGCATCGCGATGTTGCGTGCGGCCGAGGATGCAGCTGCGGCCGTGCACCATGCGGCGATCCAGGCGAGCAGGCCGGGCAGGACGCCGAAGAACACGCCGATGGGCGCGAGCAGGCAAAGCAGGCCAGTGGCGACCTTCCAGCCGCCGCCGCCCCTGCCGCGCGTGACGGCGAGGATGAGCGGCGCGAAGGTGATCAGGAGCGGCAGCAGCGAGGTCAGGTTCGTGTGCAGTAGTTCGTTCATCGTCGTCGTTTCCTTTTTTCCGGGTTTGGTTCTTTCAGATCACGCAATCTGCTCGGCGATGTGCTGGAGCTCGTCGGCGACCTCGCGCAGTTTGCGCATGCGCAGTTCGTGCTGCGTCATCGCGCGGATGATCGCGTCCTGCCCTTGCGGGTAGTAGTCGCGGCCGTTGGGAGCAGAGGCGGCGAGCGCGCGCCCCGCCTCCACCACCGCGGCATAGGCTTGGCAGACTTGCCTGCTCAATTCATCGCGCGAGGTGCCGTTGAGGTGCACGGTCGGCACCATCAGGTCGCTGTGTTTCTTGCCGTTGGTCATCGTTTGCTTCCAATCTGCCGACCGCTCGCGTCGTAGAACCGGGTCACGCCGTTGCTATCGGTGCGCGCCTTGCCGGTGGTGAAACCGGCGCGGTTGGAGAGCGTGGTCACGCCATTCAAGTCGGTGCGCGACTTGCCGACGACGTTGCCGACGCTGTCGTGGAAAGTGCTCTGCGCCAGCGCCGGGCTGGCGCCCAGGAGCACCAGCGCGCAGGCGAGCGCCGTTTTTCTCATGGCGCCACCTTCGGCGGCGCGGCACAAGCGATCTCCGCGAGCACGGCGCTCCAGTCGTCGGTCGCCAAAAGCACATCGCCGCCATCGCGCACTTCCGGGTCGAGCATCACGATGAAGCGCTTGCTTTCAGGCCACTCGCGCAGCGTCGCGTCGGCGTAGTCGACGTAAACGAACTTGCCCGCGCCGGTGTCGAACGACGGGCAGGCGTCGTTGTGCCAACTGATGTCCGCCCAGCCCGCCGGGATCGTCGGCAGCGTCGCCGGATCGAAGTCTGGAAACTCTTCGCGATACGTCATTGCCTGCTCCTGATCGGGCGCGGTTCGACGAGGCCGATGCCATCGTCGGTGAATTCGAGCTCGATGCGCGGCGCGCCGCGCTCGATCAGCGCGAGCACCTCGCGCGCCCAGGGCAGCGTCTCGGCAAAATCATCGCCGCCGACGAGCGCGCGTGAGGCGTCCCACCAACCCGCGTCGTTCTGCGGGTGGCAGCCCTTGGCGTAGGCGACGAACGAGCGGCCGTTGTCCTCCGTGCCGGAGACGAGGTCGCGCGGCAGGCCATTGCTCATGAGGTAGACGCCGTCGTCGTGGACCAGCACGAGCGCGGGCTGGCCCGGTTCGGTGATGGGTTGGAAGTCGTCGGTGTAGCCGACGAGATGATCCTGGTGCCGCGGCGCAGCGAGCGCGTGCTCGACAATGCGGCGCACATCGGCGGCGTTGAAGATCAGTGTCGTCATCGCTTGTTCCTTGCGGTTCGGTTGAAGGTGTTGGTGGTGGTGCGCTGGCGCCGCAGGTGGGCGGCGCGCGCGGTGTTGTGGGCGTGGGCGAGAACGCGGTCGACGGTGGTCTCCAGCGGCTCGCCGAGGATGAACCAGCGCTTCCATTCCTTGGTCGGCACACCGACCACGTCGAGCACCGCTCCGCGCTCGCGCGCGGCAGCAACCACGGCCGCGCGCCATTCGTTGAACGTCATCATCGCTGCTTCACCTCGGCCGCTGGCGATGCCGCAAGCGCAGCATTCGCGGCGTCCACCGCGCGCCACAGGTCGCGAATCTCGATGACGTCGCTCACCTCGTCGTCGGTTTCGGCGGCGAGCGCGGCGCACTGTTCGTCGGTCATGTCGGCGGTGGGGCGGCGGATGAACATCTCCTCGGCGTTCTCGCCATAGCGTGCGGCCATGTCGATCAGGATCGGCAGGGCTTCGGCTAGTGGCATGGGAGTCGCCGGGTTTGCTCCGGTGCCGATGATGGTGATGGTCGGGTCGTAGCCGTGCTGCTCCAGCAGCACGCGCAAGTCGTTGGCCGCCGCGACGCGCGCGGCTTCGTCGTCGATCTGGTCGACAGCGACTCGCACGGTGGCGGTGAACGTTAGCAGCCGCGTGGGCAGCGGCGGTATGGTGGTGCGCTCAGTCATTGCTTTGCCCTCCCGAGCAATTCCACGAACTCGGCGACACCCGATGCAGCGCGCGCACCAACGCCTCATTGATCGCGTCCCAGCGCTCGCAGAAGTCCGCGAGCCACGCGCGCTGCTCCTCGGTCAACGCCTCATCGTGCAGATGCTCGTCGGCGGAACCAAGCTTGAGCCCGTTCGCCTTGTTCCACGCCGTGTACTCGTCGCACAGCGCGTCGAGCAACTCACTGAACCTAGTTCTCGTCGTATTCATCATTCCGTCTCCCGTTGTGTTTTAGCGTTCCACGAACTCGGCGACGCCCGCCCAATGCAGCGCCTGCGCCAACCGTTCGTTGATTGCTTCCAGCGTGCCGACCGCGGGCCAAGTCTTGGGACCGGCGTCGGTCAGGCGCGGCGATGTTGCGAGCAGCGCCAACCGCCGCTCGATCTCCGCGCGCTGGCGGTCGAAAGCCTGCGTGACCGCGTCTCCCTTCCGCCCCTTGCGGGCGAGCGCGTCGTGCATGTCGGCGGCCGCGGCGCGCCCCTTGCTCGTCGGTGTCGTCATCGTCGTTGCTCCCGTTGTTTCGCGCGCATCAACCAATCAGCACCACCGCGACCGCGTCGCTGTGCACGCCTTCCTCAACCACCTTCGGCATCCGGTGATAATCGGAATGAACCACCTCGCCCTCATCGACACTGCTCACCGGCGGAGCAACCGTCGTCCGCCAATAGTCGCCATAGGGATAGGCAAAATGCACCTCCGTTTCCGGCGGAAATGCCTGCAGTTCGTTAATCAGTTCACCAACAGTCATCGTCGTCTCCGTTCCTTTTTTGGTTTGGCTCGTCAGTGCGGCGGAAACCACCCGCGCGCAGACGCGGCCGCATGCCGCGTTTCGCCAAATCACGCCGTCTCCGCGTCCTCACTCGCGTCCGCCGCCGCCTCCAACTCCTGAACCGTCTCCTCCATCGTCATCGAACGATCCAAATACGTGTGGTCGCGGTCGAGCGCGCAGCGAATGTGCGCCCACCAGTAAGACCGAGCGCGATCCTCCGAATCCGTCCCACGCAACAACTGCTCCGACTCACGCAACAGATCGAGCATCTCTTCCTTGATCTCAAAAAGCCGAGCAGCACGCTCATGCATCGACATCGCCATCGTCCTCTCCCGTTTCTTGGCTTGGCATCATCAGCGCAGTTGGGAGCCACCCATCCGCAGACGCGGCAACACCGCCGCGTTTCGCCATCAAAAGTCCGTCAACAACCGCGCCGTGTACCGGAACGTCGCAACCCGATTCGGATTCGCACCATTGCTTCGCCATCAAACCAGCAGCCTCCGCCTCCGCCTCCTCCCGCGTCGCAAAAGTCGCGCGAGCACCATTGCTCTTAAGCCAAGCCTCGCGGCTCCCAGTCACCCCACCCCAAACCTCGCACCACACACCCCACTCGCGCGGAGCCAGCAGCACCTCGTCTTCCGGGATCTCAACCGGATGCAAAATCTCAACCTTCCGCCTCATCGCTCTCTCCGTTTGGCCAGAATTCAGACCGGAAATGCTTCGCGCATCGCCGCCTGCGCCCGCGCACAACCCTCAAGATCACCACGCCGCACCGCGTCCATGATCGCCGCAGCCATCAAAGCCCGCGCATCCTGATCAGCACGAAACGCCGTCAACGTCGTCATCCGCCTGCCGCGCGCATCCTCAATTTCAAAATGACGCTCGCCGCGCGCATCGACCCGCACCAACGTCGTCTCACCCTTCTTCCGCTTCGCCATCTCTCTGGCTCCATTCCCTGGCCAGCGCCAATCGCCAACCCGACGCCAGTAATATATGCCAAAATGGCAGTGCTCGCCATAGGAACTATGGGAATTCAGTCCCATGCGACCTTCCATCCAAAATGGCAAAAACCCACGGAACCACGGCCACTTCTCACCCAACCAAACTATCCCGCCAGATATGCCATATTGGCAGTCCTTCCCCCCGCCAGAAATCCACTGCCAAAGTGGTGCCCACGGCCCGTCCGCCAATCGCCCGCGCCCGGCAATCGAAGCCCCCGGTCACGCGAGCCGCGCGCGCACTCGCTTGACCGACGTGGCAGACCACGCACCACCATTCGGACCAGCAATGCCGCGCGCATTCAATTCGCGCGCTTGCTCGTTGAGCGACCGCGCGGCGATCTCGTCGAGAACCGGGCGCAGCTGCTCTGCGCGCTCGCGCGCCGCGGCTCGATTGGCCGCAGCCAGCCCAGCATTGCCAAGCTTGGTACCGCGCGCCTTCGCCTGAGCCAGAGCCGCGCGCGTGCGCTGCGAGATGAGCCGCCGCTCTTTCTCGGCGAGCGCGGCGTAGATGTGCAGCATGAACGGATCGACGTCGGGCCCGAGCTCGGCGACGATGAAGGGAACGCGTTGGACCATCAGGCTGGCGATAAAGGCCACGTCGCGGCTCAATCGATCCAGCTTGGCGACGACGATTGCGCACTTTGCCTTGCGGGCCGCCGCCAATGCGGCCGCCAGTTGCGGCCGGCGCTCGAGCGCGTCCTCGCCTCTCCCCGTCTCGATCTCGATGTGCTCGCCAGCAATGGCGAGCCCGTTGGCTTCGGCGAAGCGGGCGACCGCGGCTCTTTGCGCGTCCAGGCCAAGGCCGGAGCGGCCCTGGCGCCTGGTCGAGACGCGGAAGTAGGCGACGAGATTGCGATTGCTGGCCACTGCTGGCTCCCTTCTATGTCAGGTTGACCAAGGTCAACGTGACACATAGAGCGCCAAGCGAGCAGAAGGAAGGGAAAAACCCGTCATTCTGGCAGGCCCACAATCGCGCAGCGGAGCCCGCTTGGCGAGCCCAACCGCGGGCGCGGCGATCAGAGCCAGCCCGACGCAATCTCGAAGCACAGCGGCGGCTCTGGCCGGCAGCATCTCCTCGCGCGCGCACGGGCGCGCGCGCGCGAGGCTGAGCTCGGCGGCGGCAGGTTTTTCTAGCGATCGGTGACGGACGTGACGTCTACGCCTATATTCTCCGTGAATCTACGTCCTGCAATGCAGCGTAAAAAAATGCTGCACCTGCGAAGGTAAATATAGCTTGATAGTACGACTAGTGTCACTAGTGACACTAGTGTCATTTTTACTGTATATTCAGCGGGTTGGTTAGTGACGGATATGGTGACGGGAGTGACGGCAAGATGTCTTTACGGTGGTTTTTGGATGTTTGTGTCTACGGAATTTTTTGTTTGTATCGAGGTGTTCATATCGCAAGTGCTAGATGAGGTTTGTGTGCAGTGTGTCATGATAAGGTGCTTGAATTTCTGAACAAGCGTCACAAGCGTCATTTTGCCCACAACCAGAAATGAGATCGCGAATTCCGCCCGTTCTACGTGTGAGAAGTGTCACGCGCTTTTCTCTCTACAACTTAAGGCACGCACGGCGCGTACTTACCTATCTTCTCGTTGCAGGTTTTACACAGGCATTGACGTTGCTCTTGACGGTGCTGCGGAGATCACCGAGGCACGATTCGTTCTGCTGGTTTTTGCTGGGCGATTGCCTCGTCGATCAGCCGACGAGTGGCTTCGTCGACGATCTTGATTGCGGGCGACGTCGGACCGTTGGCGATCATTCGTTCGGTCGACGGTTGGCGGAATTCCGGGCGGGCGAACGCGGCGCCTTTGCGCACGCGGCGGCGGAGCGTGTCGCGTTTTGCGGCGGACCAGTCCATCACACGGCTAACCTCAGTTGCATTCCGAGCGGCGGCGCCGCCGTCGGCATCCGCTCCGGCCGCAATTGCCACGCCCACAATTCTTCCGTTGCGGTGAAGCCGACGTGCTCGAACCCGGCCTTGAGGTAGCAGAACCCATAGATGCGCTCGCCGCGCACCATCACGCCCGGGACCTCGCGCGAATCGACGAACGTGATCAGGCCGCCCGGTGGCGGCGCCCACAGCGCCCGCGTTGCTGCCACCGCCGCGCGGATCATCTCGCTCGCCCGGCCGCCACCCTCTTCGCGGCGGAACAGCGTGTTGACCCACAACCCGCGCCACTGGTGCATGACGTACTCGGGCCGCGGCCACGACGTCACCCACACTGCTCGCGCCTGCTCCGATCGCAGCACCACGCATGCGCCGGGCGGGACAAATTGCGCCGCGCCGACAGCCTGCCGGTTGTAATGGCGGTCGGCGACCAGTCGCGCCACCGGATCGGCCCGCCATGACAGTCGCCACGTCATCGCGCCGCTCCCGCCAGCAGCACGATCGCCAGCACCAGCAGGAACGCCACCACCGCCGCCCACAAGATCCAGCCGTTGCGCCGCCGATGGTCAGGCGCCAGCATCGACGTGATACTCACACCTGAGACCCTCGACCGGCCGCGCTACGACCACCTTGGCCAAGCCGCTCACCCGCGCTGCAACGTAGCGCGCGATGTTCTCCATCGTCGGCTCCTCCTCCATCACGTCGTTGAGCATCCGGTGGTCAAGCAGCGCGCACGCCGCCGCGAGCTCGCGCTGCAGTGCCTCAACGCAGCGTCCCTCGCGCGCGTAGGCCCAGACCTGGTACGAGTGCCCGTGCGCCTCTTCGTGCTGCGGCAGCCAGTGCCCGGCACAGAACATCGCCCTCGCCCCGACCAGCGTCGTCATCTGATTCCCAAGTGCTTGTGGGTTTGCGTGCTCAGCCGCCACCACGGATGCGCCAGCACATAGGCCACCGCCGCCGCGTTGTTCCGCTCAAGGTCCGCCCCGTCCATCGGTTGAATCGAATACCGCGTTGCCGGCAGAGCCGCCCGCACAACCTCCGGATCGAGACCATCCTGCGGAAAAACGATCTTCACCTCGTCCGCTTCGTGCAGCCCGAGCGGCGCGCCCGCCTTCGGGCTCACGCATAACCACTCGATCGTGCCAGGGATGGGCAGCGTCCCATTCGTCTCCACCGCAACCCCAAAGCCGCGCTGATGCACCGCCGCCAGCAGCGCCTCGTCAAGCTGGAGCAACGGCTCGCCACCGGTGAACACAACGAACCGGCACGGTCGCCCATCACCCCACGCCGCCAGAATCGCACCAGCCAGCGCCTCGGCGTCCTCAAACCTGTCGCCGCCAACAAAATCCGTGTCGCAGAACGTGCACACCGCCGCAGCGCGATCCTCCTCGCGCCCGGACCATAGATTGCAGCCGGCAAATCGGCAGAACACCGCCGCCCGCCCGACATAAAAACCCTCGCCCTGCAGCGTCTTGAAAATCTCCTTCACCGCGTACATGGCAGCACCTCCAAACGCGCCAGCAGGTCGGGTTGGCGCCGCGCGTTGTCCAACAGCGACAGATTCACCGCATATCGCGACGCACTCGACCCGTCGAAACTGTCGGCGCCAGCCGCCATGCACAGATGAATCCGCCGCGCCGTGTTCACCCGCCCGACATGCAGCCGCGCCGCGCACTCGCGCGCCAGGCGACCCCACCCGGCAAGCGTGCGCTCCTTCCACTCAGTGCTCCCGCCAACGAACACGCCAAGCTCGGGACCAACCACCGCCGCAACATCCGCCGGCGCAATCCCGTCCTGCACCGCCAGCATCAACGGACACACCGGCGCTCCAAGCCGCGCCCGCCACGCCAGCGAAAATTCAAGCGACCGCCGCCCGCCAGCAACAATGTCCGGCAGCACCGCAAAATCGGCGCCCGCCGCATAGCGCGCGTACCCACGCAAAAACGCCCGCTCATCAAATGCTTCGCCATTCGCATAGGCCCACCACGCCCCATTGTCGAAAGCCCACCGCGCAAACCCGTTCGACCCGTTGCGCCCCTTCGCCGACACCATGATCCCCCACCCCGCCGCCCGCAGCCCCGCCAGATTCCGCCGATTTCCGGTGCTGCTCGCATAGGCAAACATCACCGCACCGCCTTGCCGCCACCAGGATGCCCGCCGCCCGCGCAGCGCGCCTCGTCCTTGCGCGCAATCAACGCCGCCGCCGCAGGAGCCCGGGCACCAGAATCGCCCACCAGCGCCCGCCCCAGGCAGTCCTCGCGCATGATCGCGTCGACCGCCTCAAGGCGCCGCAGGATCCACCGCATCACCGGCACCGCCATCGCGTTGCCAAGCGCCCGGTAGCGCGGCCCGTCCGCCGCCGGCCGGCGGCGATAGGTCACCAGCGTGTAGTCGTCGGGAAACCCCTGCAGCCGCTCGCACTCGCGCGGCGTCAACCGCCGCACGCGGGCGTGGCACACCGCGAACGTCTCGCTCTCGAAGTCCAGCCGCCCGTGCGGGCCGTGATGCCCGTTGCGCGCCGTCGCCACCTCGATCGGCCCGCGCGTGTCGTTGCCGCCGAACGCCAGCGCCTGGTCGACGACGTTGTGCAGCCGAAAATTGCCCTTGCCCTCATGCGTGTAGGTATGGGCCTCGCTGCCGGAGATCAGATCGGCAACCTCGGCGATCAGTTGATTGCGCCTGCCGTCGCCGCCGTCCGGCCAGCCGCCACCGCCAGCGCGGCTCGCAAGGGACTCGGCAACTCCCGCCCCCGCGCCGCGGCGCGGCGGAGAATCCCCGCACAGGCCCTCGGGCTCAAGAAGTACCGCGGCAGGACCGCGCCAGTCTCCAGCATGTCCGACAAAGAACACGCGCTCGCGCCGCTGCGCCACGCCGAACCACTGCGCGTCCAGCACTGCCCACGCGCCACAATACCCTGCGTCATCCACCGCTCGCAGGAAAAGCCCGAAGTCGCGCCCGCCGGCGGAAGACAACAGACCGGGTACGTTCTCGACAACGAACCAACGGGGCTCAAGTCGTGCAACAATTCCCAGGGCAACAAGCGTGAGGTTGCCGCGCGCGCCAACCAGGCCGAGACGACCGCCGGCGACGCTGAAGTCCTGGCATGGTGATCCGAAAACAATGACATCTGGACGGCCAGCGGCCGCCGCTCGCTCGAGGAAATCGTCATCCGTCACGTCTCCCATGTTCGGCGTCGCGGAATGCCGCGCCGCCAGCACCGCGCACGCGAACCGCTCGAGCTCCGCACACCACAGCCAGCGCCAGGAAGGCATCGCCACCTCCGGCGCGCCGATCCCGCTGAACAGCGTCGCCGCCCTCATCGCCCGACCTTTCGCCGCCGCGCGATCGCGTCCAGCGCCGCGGCGTCGCCGCGCTCGCCCACCGCATGGATTGTCGCAACCACGATCCGGTCGAACACGTCCTTGGCGAGCATCCGCCGCGCCATCTCGAAGAACTCGCGCTCGAACGACCGCTCCGCTTCCTCCTTCGCCTCGCGCCGCGACTGGACCTTGTCCTGGAACCCGAGCTCGCGCTTCTGCGCGCCGATCGCCGCGTTGACCGCGGTGAGCTCGACATGCGCGGCCGCCAACTCCTCGCGCAGCGCATCGCGCTTCTCCCGCAACTTGTCGCGCAATGCGTGGGCGAACGAGCCATAGACCTTCCCGCCCAGCTGCCGGTTGAACGAAGCGAGCTGGAACGTGAGGCCGTTGATGCGCTCGACCAGCGCCGCGCGCTTCGCCTTGGCATCCGCCAGCCACACCAGCGGATCGACGCCGTGCTCGTTGCGCGTCGCCTCGACGACGCTGCGCACGGCCCGGCTCTGCGCGTTCTCGGATGCCTTCTTGTACAAGCCTACACCCTCGCACGCGTTGTCATTGCTCGTCCCCGTACAGATCGCCGTAATCGCGCCCGCTGTCATCGGCTGGCCGCTTCTTCGCCGGCGTGACGATCAGGTCACGGAAGCCGCGCTCGCGGCTGGTACGCGTCAGCACGTAGCCGCGCCCCTGCAGGTTCTGCACGAACGTGCGGATTTTCCCGGCGCGCTCGCCGCGCGCGTCCGCCCATTGCTTCCACGAACCGAACAGCGCCGACGACGGTGTGAACGTGTCACGCAGCTTGTCGCAACACTCGTTGAGCCACTCGCCGACTGCGTCCTCTGTCTCGAGGTATTCCGTCGTCGATTCGGTCACGATTGCCGGCGGCGCCAAACCCTTCGCCAGCCATTCGCGCGCGCCCTGGACCATCCAGCCGAGGATCGCTGGCCACTCTGCCTTGAGATGCTCGTCGAGCAGTTTGTCACGCTCGGCGTCGCTGATCTCCACCGTGAACGGAATGATGTGGAAACGCCGCTGCACCGCCCGATCAACCGACTTGAACGCCGGCTTCTTGTTGCCCGTGATGATCAGCTTGTACTGCGGCACATACTCGAACGAATCCTGCCGCATCAAACGCACGCGCACCGGATCGCAGCCGGTCACCGCCTTGATCCGCGCCTCATTCCACGACCGCCCCTCCTCGGTCTCGGTCGCCGTCACCAGCCGCGCGCCGAACAGCACCGCGAGCTCCTCCGGATGGCGGTCGTACTTCGTATCGACAAATGTCTCCACCGCCGCCGTGCGCGCGTAGCCACCCATGATGCCAGTGATTGTGTGGACGAACGTGCCCTTCCCGTTGCCGCCTGGGCCCCAAATAAAAAAAACGCACTGCTCGTGCGCCTGCCCGGTCAGGCAGTAGCCACACACACGCTGCAAGAAGGCGATGAGCTCGGTGTTGTTGCCGGTGACGCGCTGCAGAAACGTGAGCCAGCGCAGCGGCGGCCGCTCGTCCGGCGACACTGCCGTCTGCATCGTGCAATGGTCCTCGCGCTTATGCCCGCGCGTGGCGCCGCTCGACAGGTCGACCGTCCCCTTCGGCCCGTTGAGCAGCATGCGGTCGACATCCCATTCCTCCACCCGCGCCGCCAGCAGCTGCGATCCGCGCGCCCGCCGCTCAAGCGACGATACCGTGCGCGTTGCTTCGACAGCCATGCGCGTACTCCTCTTCTTCGACGACGTGCCAATGTCGCGTGCCAGAAACCCCGCCATGTCGAGCACCCGGTTCGTCACGTCCTCGCGCCACGCGCCGTCACGCCAGATCAACCACTTGCCCCACGGCCCGACAAAACGGATTTCATCGCCGTGCCTCCGCTCAAACTCCATCAGCATTGTCTCGCCAGTCGGCACCCAACCCGGTACCGCGTAGGCCGGCGCCGGCTTGATCGGGATGACGTTGTCGTCCTCGTCATCCGCCATCACGCCACCCGAACCAGGTCGTTGAAGTCGAGCGCATCAAACTCGTCGGCCGGTGGCCGCGGCATCAACCCAAATGCCTGCTTGCCTTCCGCCTGCCAGCGCGCGATGCAGATCGCTGCCGCCCGCTCGCCCGGTCCCGCGTTCTCAAACTCGCCGTAGCCGCGCGACGTCGGCCAATCGAGATCAGCCCAGACGCACAACTCGCCCACCGCGAATAGCACCGGAAATCGCTCGATCGCGCCGGCCGAGCCGAGCGCCCACACCGGCGCGTGCCCACAGCACAATTGCGTCAGGCCGGTCTCAATTCCCTCGGTGACGTGAAGCCGCGAGCAGTACGCGAACTCCTCGCCAAACGTCGCCGCGTGTGGAGTCAACTTGATCGCGCCCGCCGTGCCAAGCATCATCGGCACGCCAACCTTGCGCCACTGTGTATCGAAATACGTGCGGTGCACGCCGACCGGCACATCCCGGTGCACCGAGCGCATCAATGCCACCATCGCCGGCGCCCGTTCGCGCCGCCGCGGACAACACGGATGAAACCGCAGCACCTGGGTCAGCAGCTGCTCGCGCGCAGATCCGGGAACCTCGACGCACCGCCACCAGCCGAGATAGACCGTCTCCACCGGTGTCCCGAGCGCCGGCACCGCCTCGTTCCATATCGCCAATGCCAGCGCCCGCGCCTCCGCTTCCTCCGCCGCCCGCTTCGCTTCGCGCTCACGCAAACGCTTTTCCCGCTCCAGGCGCCGACGCTCCCGCTCCAGATCGGCATCGCTGTCCTCCCACACATGCAATTGCCGACACGCCGCAATCACGTCCTCGGGCGCGCACCCGGCCAAACAGCGCACCTGCACCGTCTGCCTGCCGTCAAACACGATCAGGCTCGGATCATGATCGGCGTGGGCAGGACAACGGCAGCGCCATTGCCGCCCCGCCTTCTTGCCGCCGAGTGCGCGCGCGAGGTCCGCCGCATCCATCACGCACCGCCCGCCAGCCAGCGCGCCTCGTCCTCAACCGCCAGCGCCAGCTCGATGGCGCGGACATGCTCCAGCACTTCGGATTGTTTCAGTTGCCAGCGTTCGCGCGACAGCTTGGCGATGACCCGCCACTTGAAGCGCTGATGCAGCCGCAGCGCCTTCGCGTCGTCATGCAGCGTGTCGGCGAGAATGGCGAGCGCCAACTGCGAGGGGCCGCTGCCACCATAGCCCCACTCGAATCCAGACGGCGAATGATTGTCAAGGTCGAGCCGCAGACGCAGCAGGTGTCCCGCTCCACCAGTTCCACGTCGAACCTCCGCGGTGTCGTCACGATCGCGATAGCCCCAGTAATACGTCTCCATCGTTCGTTCTCCTGTGCTCCGGTCCGATCAATCGGAAGAAGCCCCCGCGCCCGTCGATGCGGTAACCGGTCGCCGCGACCGCGACGTTGATCTGCCAGACGTGCGACTTGAGCCCCGACATGCGCGAGGCCCGCCGCTCGGCAAAAACGATGGCGAACAAATCGTCGCCGCTGATCCCTTCAGGTCCTGCGCGCTCGATCACGTCGAACAGCCGCGCTTTGAGCGGTGACAGCGCCACGCCGAGGCGCAAAGGACGGCCGCAGCGCTCGCAGATCTGCGTCATCATTTCACACCTCGTATAGCCACGCGTTCGTAGCGTCCGGCAGAATGTCGAGCAGATTCGATTCGAGATGCTTGGCGAGGCAGAGCCGCCGCAGCCGATACAAGCGGCTGACAAATTGCCGTTCGGTCAGCATCTCGCTCTCGACGAATGCTTCCCTGGCGACAGCGTTAACCGGCACAATTCTGAACGCCCATATCTCCGGCCAGTAAAACGCCAGCAGGAACGGCAGGCCTGCAATGTCAGCCAGCTCCGTGAGCGCTCGGTACGTGGGATGCTGCAAATTCGGCGTCGGCACCACGTAGACTTTGTAGTCAACGAGGCCGACAGGCTTCCCGAGGTTGTACTCGACCATCAGAAAGTCGAGATCGACAGCCGGGCAATTGAAGCCCCACTGCCGATGCCGCAAGCTGAGCTCCAGGTCGCGCCAGCCACTGCGCTCCTTACGCACGCCGTTGCAATCGAAACTCATTTTCTCGCTCCGCGATCCGGCACTTCGCCGTCGCAAAAATGTCAGCGTCACGCTCGATGCCGACAAATCGTCGGCCCATTGCTAGCGCCACGACGCCGGTGGTCCCGCCGCCCAAAAATGGATCGCCGATGGTGTCGCCGGGTTTGGTGAAGCGGTGCATGAGATCGGCTATGCCGCTCTCCGACTGCCCCCAATCGTGGAAGCGCTTGTCGTTGTCGTTCACGTCGCTGCGCGCAACGTCGCCGATCCACTCGCCGGCAAACTCGCCTTTGACGAACCAGAACACCGGCTTCCAGAACGTGTTCACGCGCCGTGGAAAAATCTGTACCGCCTGGCCGCCCGGCGTCAGATACGCGACGGTCCACTGGTAGATGAGATCGGCCGAGCCCAGCGCGGCGAGCACTTTCGGCAGGTGCGCTTGCCCCGCCATCGCAACGAGCGACCCGCCCGGCTTGAGCCAGCGGCCAGCGCACCGCGCGAGCCGCGCATAGAGATCGACCGCCTCGCCCGAATACGGCGGATCGGTAATGATGCAGTCGAGGCTCGCAGGTTCGACGTCCGCTGTTTGGAAGTCTGCCAGGATCAGCCGGTATTGCTCGCCGACATCCGGCAGCGTCGGCGCGATCTCGCGCTCAGCCTTCCGATCTTGCTCGCGCGCCGCCTTTGCCGCCGCCGCCTCGGCCGTCTTGCGCATCTTCTCGTCGGCCACCAGCGCAGCGACAGCGTCGAGTGGCGGCGGTGTTGCATTTGCAACAGGCGCCTCTGCCCTATCCGCTTTCTCTGAGGATGTTTCGTCCTGCGGTGTTGCATTTGCAACGCTATGCAGATCGCGATTTACTGTCGCCTCGTTGACCCCGAGCACGCCACCGATCTCGCGTTGCGACATCCCTTCCGCTGCCAGTTCCTTCACCGCTTCGCGACGTTCGGCGACCGAATGTCGAACGTAACCGCCGAGCCGATCATTGACCCATTGATCGACCGTCAGCCCTAGCGCCTTCGGGACACCGAGCCGTTTCGCCATCGCGATTTGTCGCCACGAGCCGGCGACGATCTGCCCAAGCGCCTGCGTGAATTCCTCGGCATCTTCGCGTTTCATTTTCTAATCACCACGTTGACCAACCGGCGCGCACCGCGCCCCATTGCTTCAACACGTCGATGGCGGCGGGGTAGGTGTCGACGACAGCGTGCGGACAATGATTGCATTCGCACCACAGGCCGAACGCCGCCTGCTCATCGGTCAGCCGGCCGAGCTTGCGCCGCTTGAGCTCGAGAAAATGTGCCCGACCTCCCGGCGCCAGCAGCAGGAAGTCGGGCCATCCCGGTGTCACGCCCATGCGCTTGAGGCGCGCCGCCGTGATCGGTTGCCGCAGTTCGCCCATCGGCATGTGCGTCCACAGCCAGCCCGGCACCTGCCAGCGGCGCAGCGTGTCAGCGACCATGCATTGAAGGGAAAACTCGGATGCGGGAGGAGGAGCGACGCCGCGCTGGCGACGGCCGGCGAACAGATTCAGTTGGCGCGCTTCCGCCATGAGCGAAAGACTCCCGGCGCGGGGCCGCGTATGGCGCGGCCTCCTCGTTCAGGCAGCAGCGAGCCGTCCTCCGCCGTTCGCTGCCGCGTACTGCTTGCGCTGAGCCGCCACGTTGCGCACGAACACGTCCGGGCGCAGATCGAAGCGGGAAACCTTGCCGCCGGTCGCCAGATCGATCGCCACTGCCATCTCCGGCGTCGGCCGACCAGCCCTCTTTGCTCGCCACACTGCGTGCTGCGAAACGCTGATCGCCTCCGCGAGCTTTCGCTCCGAGCCAAAGAACGTGATCGCGCGCTGGATGTGACGGCGGGGTGACATGGAACGTCCACCCTACCACCCGACCGGCAGGTGCCAACCGGATTTTCCTTCACCGCTACATATTAGCCAAGTTGAGCAAAAGTGATGCAAGGTGAGACATCGGCCTGATATGATTCGGTGTCAAAAACGGTGGGGCGGAGGTACGTGTTATGACAGACCATGGGCAACAAATCCGCCGAAGGCGCAAAGAGTTGGGTCTAAGCCAGCAGCAATTGGCACGCGCCGTCGGAGCCCATATGCAGACCATCGACAAGATCGAGCGCGGGGAAATCAAGTTCTCGCGATACTTGTTCCCTATCGCGAAACGTCTTGGTATCGTCAACATGCTACCCGAAGGCACAGCGGCAGCGCACCCCGCGGGTGACAACGCGGGATCGCGAGAGCCTTTGTTTGGCGAGCGCGATCTGCCGGTCTACGGAAGCACGCAGGCGGGGTGGGATATGGTCTTAACGGCGGAACCTATCGCCTACACATTGCGGCCGGCACCGCTCATGACAGTCAAAGAAGCCTTCGCAGTCTTGGTATCGACGGAGGCCATGTCGCCCGTTTTCGAACTGGGCGACACCCTGTTGATAAACCCACATCTTCCGCCCGAACCGGGCAAGGACGTGCTGCTGTCGGAAACGCTCCCGACCAATCGGCAATCAGATACCGATCGCACCGTCGTCGTCGGTCGCCTGGAGAAGGTTACCGACAGCGCCTGGATACTTCTCCAGCGCAACCGCGGGCCAAAACCGGTGACGTTCGCGCGCGAACGTTGGCCGCGCTGCCACAGAATCGTTGGCAAGTATTCCCGGTGATCAACTCTGACCCGCCTCGGGGTCAGAGATCGGTCGGGTGTTTCCCTGAAAAGCTCATCAGGGATTTCCAACCCGTGCGTAAATGACGCATGGCTACCCGTTGCGGTGTCATCTTCGGTTTACCGCGAGCGATAGCGGTGGCAAGTTATATCCGCGCGTGGGCGGTAATCGCCTTTACCACTTCCTGTTACCTCCTTCACCCTCCGAATCCGTATTGACCGAAAGTTGTGCAAGGCGTAGCATTTTAGCTCAAGGCGGTTCACCGTCTTATCACACATTCCAAATCGCCAGACGTTTCACCGGGAGGACATCTTGCCCGGCCCCGCTCGATTCGCGGCAACGACCGAAGTGCCCGTCGCCAAGACGCGCGTTGAGATCGAGCGCCTGCTGATCCGCCACGGCGCCACCAGCACCGCCTTCATGAACAGCAGCGATCGCGCGATGATCATGTTCGAGGCGCACGGCCGCCGCATCATGATCGAACTCCCGCTGCCGCGCCGCGACCAGCAGCAGTTCACGCACTCGCACGGCGGACGTCACCGCCGCGCGCCCGAGGCCGCGCTCGCCGCCTGGGAACAGGCCTGCCGCCAGTCGTGGCGCGCTCTGCGCCTGATCCTGCTCGCCAAGTTCGAGGCCATCGCCGGCAACGTCGCCACCTTCGAGGACGAGTTCTTGCCCTACACCATGCTGCCCGACGGCCGCACCGTCAGCGACCACGTGCGCCCGCGCGTCGCCGCGATCTACCAGGACGGCAAGATGCAGCCGCTGCTGCCGCGACCAGGAAGCATATCATGACGTTGTCACCCGAGCAGCGCGCGCGGCGCGCGGAGAAGATCACCGCGAGCTTCCTGCCACACCTGATGGAAGGCGACGAGGCCGCCATCCACGACAAGTGGCTGGAGTGCATCGGCGATCCGTCGTGGAAGCCCAAGGACTTCTCGGATAACTGGGCGATGACGCTCGGCTCGCACGTCGAACCGATCGCGCTGGACTGGCATGAGCGCCGCACCCGCCAGGAGCTCACGCGCCGCGGCGAGGTCGTCGTCCACCCACGTCGGCCGTTCTTCTGCTGCACGCTCGACGCTTGGCGCGCGGAAGATCGCACGTGCATCGACTGCAAGTGGATCGACGGCCACAACCGGCTCGATGACTGGATCATCCACTACGTCCCGCAATTGATCGGGCAGAAGGGCTGCACCGGCGCCGACCGCGCGGCGCTGCTCGTCGTGCACGGCGGCGCCGCGCCGCAGGAGATCGAGGTCCGCATCGACCACACGTACGAGACGCTCGTGTGGTTGCGTGTCGATCAATTCTGGCAATGCGTCGAAACGCTCACGCCACCGATCGAGGTCGTGCCGATGCCGAAGCTCACGCCGCCCGAACAATGGCGCACGATCAACTTCGACGACGAAGGCGAGCGCTCCCTGCACAACTGGAGCGCCACGATGATCGAACACCTCACCACCTGGTCCGGCACGCGCGACGCCGCCGACAGCAACGCGACCGCGCGCGAAGGCATCAAGGCACTGCTGCCCGAGGACGTCGGCACGCTGCGGTATGCCGGACTGGTCATACGCCGAAACCGCGCGCGTGCCATCAGCATCAAGTCGGTGGCATGAACCGAGGTGACCAAATGAACGAGCAACCGCCCCGCAATCTACCGGCCGTGCGCCCACAGCCGCGCCTGCCGATGCCGACCTATGCCGACTGCGACCCTGTCGACTGGCGCGTCTACGTCGAGGCGATCTTCCCGACGGCGAAAACGCCCGAGGCGATCTTGCTCGCGCTCGCGTACTGCAAGAAGCGCGGCCTCGATCCGATGAAGCACGCCGTCAACATCGTAAGCATGTGGAACAGCACGCTCGGCAAAGAAATCGAGACTGTTTGGCCGTCAATCAACGAGGTGCAGGTGACGGCGGCGCGCACCGGCGCGTGGGCCGGCATGGACCCGCCGCAGTGGGGGCCGGACACGACGCAGACTTTCAGCGGCCGCAAGCGCGTGCGCGGCCAGTGGGTCGACGCCGAAGTCACGCTAAAATACCCTGAATGGTGCTCAGTCGTCGTCTATCGGTTGGTCGACAATCAGCGCGTCTCCTTCGTCGAGCCCGTCTATTGGCTTGAGACTTACGGTCGCGTCGGCGGCGGAGAATTGCCCAACGACATGTGGGCGCGCCGACCGCGCGGCCAGCTGCTCAAGGTCGCCAAGGCGATGTCGCTTCGCGCCGCATTTCCTGAGGAGGCCGACTATTCGGACGAAGAAATGGCCGGCGGCATAATCGGCGCGCCCGAAGCCGCGCCGCAGCCCGCCGACAACTGGTCACCGCCGCCTTCGCCTACGCCATCGCCCAAGCCGCCGTCAACGCCTCCGCCCTCGCCCATGCCAGCGCCAGCGCCAACGTCTGCGCCTTCGCCGTCGCCCTCGCCAACGCCGACGTCCTCGCCGACGCCCGCGCCTACGCCAACGTCCGACTATGGTCCCGACCCGCCACCCGCAGATCCCGACGGGCTGGACGTCGATCCCGAAACCGGCGAGGTCGCGCCGCAAGAGCTCGTACTGGGCGATCAGGAGGAGTGGCGCTCGTGGGGCGCCCGCTTCCTGGCGGCGATACAGCCGCTGCAAACGGTCGCCAGCATCGATGCGTGGCAGAAGGCCAACGCCCACATCTTCACGCAGATGGAGGCGCACGCGCCGAAAATTCACGTCCGGCTGGTCGCCGCGGTCAACAAGCGAAAGCTGGACGTCACGCCGGTGAACCCGCTGGCTGGTGGATGAAATGGACTTCGGTGTTGTGAAGAACGGACTCATCCCGCTCGACGACTCGGCCCGAGTCAAAATGGCCGAGCTCTCGGTCGGCGAGAAGGTGCGCGTGCGCATCCAGCAGGCGCCGGCGTTCAGAGACTTCGTCCATATGGTTCTGGCCCGGATCGGCCGCGCGCGCGGCATTCAGAACCCCGGCGGCTGGCTCGCTATCGCGACCGGGCGCTTCGACCTAGTGCCGCAGCCCGACGGCAGCCGCTCGACGCTGCCGGTCCCGCATTCCCTGTCGGCAATGTCAGCCGTCGAATTCGAAGCCTATTGGGAGGACGCGCGCGAAGTGATCCTGGCGCAGGTGCTCCCCATGCTGCTCGACCAGGTGGCCGCCGCCGAGGTCCGCGCCATGATCGAGGAGCGGCGTAAATGATCTCCGCATGGGTTGAGTTTCGCGGCGCTGCCCACCACGTGCTTCGGCGCGGCGATAGCGGGAGCGCTCAGATGCCGCGAAGGGGCACGGCCAGCGACCGTGATGCGCGCGGTAGGCACGGCCCCACCTTCACTGCCATCATCGCCGCGCTCACGGTGATGGTCGCCTCGCCGGCGGCCGCGCGGACCTCCGACCCACATTCCGCCGCCAGCGGTCTGTCGGACGTCTCAAGCGCGCGCCGCTCGGCGGGGTGTCGCTCGACCCTGCCACCGGCGTCGGCCCGCGCCGGCTACTGGTCCTACCGCCTCGTCCGCGGTCGCAAGTGCTGGTCCGGTCCGCTCAAGGCCAATGCAAATCTGCACGCCCGCCGGGCGCCGCGCCGCGCCGCGATCCTGTCCCGTTCCGCGCCGACGCCAACGCCTTCGCCGTCGCTGACGACTTCGCCGCCGCCGACGCCAACGCCAGCGACAACGACAATGCCGACGCCAACGCCACCGCCCGCGCCATCGCCAGCGCCTGCGCCAACGGCTTCGCCTTCGCCCTCGCCAATGCCTAAGCCTGCGGCCACGCCGTCACCATCGCCAGCGTCTGCGGCTTCGTCCTCGCCCGCGCCGCCGCCATCGGCTTCGCTTTCGCCATCGCCTGCGGCATCGCCACCGCCGACGCCAACGACACAGCCAACGCCTTCGCCAGCGTCTTCGCCGACGGCAATGCCTCCGCCATCGCCCGCGTCAACGCCGACGCCCGCGCCAAAGCTTGCGCCTTCGCCGTCGCCATCGCCATCGCCCTCGGTTGCGGCCTCGCCACCGCCTTCGCCCGCGCCAAAGCTCTCGTCTCCGCCACCGCCATCGCCAACGCTCATGCCGTCGCCTTCGCCAACGCCATCGCCCGCGCCTTCGCCACCGCCTCGGCCAGCGCCGACGCCGACGTCATCGCCTTCGCCTGCGCCATCGCCAACGCCCTCGCACCGCGTCGCCGTCGCGTTCACCGACGCGTTCGTGGCGACGCCGGTCGAGCTGCCGCTCCCGCGCCGACCCGCGCCGCGCATGCTGTTGAGCATGGCGCTAGCACTCCTGGTCGCCCTGGCGGCGCACCGCGCGCTCAACTCTCCGCCCGCCGCCGTGGCTCGCGCGGCCGGCGCGTCTTGGATCAGCGAGCCGGAGCAGCCACCCATGACCACGATCACCACCGACACCTTCGCCTTTGTGAAGGCCAACATCGACAAGCTCGTCCAGCAAGCCGGCGTCGTCATCGCAGACGTCGAGGACACTGTGAACGATCGCGCGCGGTTGATGCGCGAGGCCGAAGAACGCGAGGCCGTCATCGACCGGCTGAACACGGAGAACGCCGAGCTGCTCGCCCAGATCAAGACCTTGGAGGAGCGCAACGAGCGGTTGGCGGCCGACGTCGAGGCAATGGAAAACCGCCTGAGCACCGCGACCTCCACGCTCGCAGAAATCCGGCGCGCCGCGGGCTGGCGGGTCGAGCCCGGAACGTTTCCCACCGTGGTCTCGCGGACCTGACGAATGGCCTCGGCGACCGATAAACTCCGCTGCGCCGAGCGCGAGGTTCGCTGGCGCCTTAAGGTCTATCCCGGCCGCGTAGCGTCCGGGACCATGACCGAGGGCGAGGCGCGCCGGCAGATCGCGCTGATGGAGGAGATTGCCGCCGACTACCGCGCCATCGTCGAGCGCGAGCCGCCCGGCCCGCTGTTCGCCTGTCCGACGCCGTCACCGTCGCCACCGCCAACGCCGACGCCTCCGCCTGCGGCACCGCCCACGCCGACGCCACCGGCTTCGCCGCCGCCTGCGCCATCGCCATCGCCACCGCCGTCGTCATCGTCGTTGCCAACGCCCTCTTCATCGCCACCGCCATCGCCGACGCCATCGCCGCCGCCACCGCCTGTGCCTTCGTCATCGCCTACGCCCCCGCCTCCGCTATCGCCTACGCCTTCGCCAGCGCCAACGTCCCGGCCGTCGCAGCCAGCGTCAACGCCAACGCCGACGGAATCGCCTACGACAACGAAGGGACCATCACCATGACGATCTATCCGATCGAACTGACCTTCACGAAGGGCTACATCGCGCACCCGTACTGGCCCGAGCTCGAGCGGCTCATCAACGTGCAGAAGGAGAGCGGCACGCGGCGCGCGCGCTCGGAGGAGAAGCGGGTCAAGGCGCTGCGCGATTATCTCGCTGCGCACGACATGAGCATGGAGGACTATGAAGCGCTGCAAAAGCTCGCCGAGCGGCAGTTCTATACCTACGGCACCGCTCCCGACGACTTTCACCTGCTGCACCGCGTGGCGGGTCACGCCGCTAACGATGCCGACGAGATCACGATTCCATCGCACCAACTGTACGGCTGCCTCGCGCAGGCCGCCGACCTCGCCTCGAGCGCCATTCGCATCGCGCGCAAAGAACAGATTCGAACGGTGGTGCACGTCAGCAATATCTCGACCGGCAAGACGCGCTCTGACGGCACCTGGGAGCGGTTCGTCCAGGTCAAGAGCGGTACCGGGCAGACGCTGAGCAACCAGCGTGCGCTGCGGTCCAACCAGTATCTCGGGCCGTTCGTCGGCCACGGCCACGTTGCGTTCAGCGAGGACATCGTGGCCTATCGCAAGATGACCGACTTCATCGAGTTCGCCGGCCGCGAGATCGGCGTCGGCGCGTCGCGCAAGCTGGGTTGGGGGCGCTTCACCGTGAAGATCAGCGCGGAGCAAGAGAACGCCGCTGCGGCGCCGATCCGCAAGCGCGCGTAGGAGGAACCACCATGACCGCGAAGCGGGCGACGAACGACGCGCCACGCAAGATGCTGCTGGAGCGGGAGGTGCTCGACATCGTGCCGGTGGCGCGCGCGACGCTGCAACGGTGGATCAAGGCCGGGACGTTCCCGCCTCCGGTCGAGATGGGGCCGAACCGGATCGGCTGGTACGCCGACGACATCGCGGCATGGCAGAGGTCGCGGCAGCAGCGGCGCGTGTGAGCCCGTCAAAAAAAGGGGGCCGATCTCGTCCGAGACCGACCCCCGACTTTTCACAGCGCTTTGGCGATCGCTATTGCGAGGCCAGCGACAGCGATGATGAAGGTGCCGAGCTTGATGATTAGTCGATTTTCCAGCGCTGCAATCTCATGGCGCAAGTCGGAGATGTCCTGCTTGGTGGCGACGCCCGTGGGGCTGCTGAACGTCGCGGCGAGCGCCGCCGCCATGGCCTCGGCCTGTTCGTTCGGAACGCCGCCCGCGCGCAGGCGCTTCACGTAGTCGAGCGTGTCGAATGCAAAGCTCATAATAGGGATTCTCCCTATGTCACGCAACGATGCGCAGTTCGGGCTTCGCCTCTGGCAGGGCGTAAAGGTTGTTCATCTCCTCGAGCTTCTGTGCCAGGAGCACGAGACGCGGATTTGGTGGCAACCCGACGATCTCGCGGATCTTGATTTCCAGAATGAAGGCGGCGAGCCGCTTCTCCCGATACATGTCATACTGATCGTAGACGCCGGTCACGTCGTCGGGTGTGTGCCCGAGCAGGTGCTTGACGTGGTCACGCGGCGCGCCGCCTGCGCGCGCCCAGGTGGCGCCGGTGCGGCGAAGATCGTGCGTCGTGAAGTGCTTCATGCCAAGCCACTTGCGCAAGCCCGGCCGCTTCTTGTCGCCCTTCTTGCCGGTGAGGGCCTGCGACAGCGTGCGCCGCGCGATCGACGCGCGGTCGGAGAACCGGGAGGCGAACACCACCGGCTGCTCCGGATCAGTCATCGCCCGATTGATGATTTCGACCGCAAGATCGTTGATCGGTCCGACAAAGTCGTCGTCCTTCTTTACCCGATCCGGCGGCAATACGATCTCTGCCCTGCCCGGCTTGTGCAGGTTGGCCAGCTCATCACGCTCAAGGCCAGCAACCTCGTGCGGCCGGCGTATGCTCACCAGCACCAGCAGGCACGCCAGCGCCGCTTCCGGTTCGCACGGCAGATCGCCGTCGCGCAGGCCGCGCTCGATCCCCCGCCACAGCGTGCGCACCTCGGCTTCGGCGAGAAACCGCTTGCGCGGCTTGTTCGGGGTGAACCTGTTGACGTCGGCGACCGGATTGACCGTCACGCCGGTCGCGGCGCGGCGCCCCTTGTCGCGCGCCCATTCGTACATCTTGCGCAGGACCGAACGCAGGCGGTTGGCGGTGGTCTTGTAGCCTTCGTCCAGAATTTCGGTGAGCATTTTGGCGACGTCCTCATCGGTGATCGAGCGGGCGAGCTTCTTGCCCCACTTGGCGCGCGGGCGTTTGAGCAGACTCACATCGTTCTCCCACGAGCCTTTCTCGACCTTGGCGTATTTGTCGAGATATTCGACGCAGAGTTCCTCAAACGTCATGCCGTTGGCCTCCTCGCGCGCGGCCTCCAGCTTCACCGCCCGCTGTGCTGCCGGGTCCACCTGCTGGCGCACGAGCTTGCGCGCATCATTGGTCGCCTCGCGCGCGTCGGCGAGCGAGAGGCCGTGCGGCGGATCGTAGTCACCGAGGTGCAGCCGCTTCGTCTTGCCGTGCAGTTTGTAGACGAAGGAAAAGGTTTTTGCGCCCTTGTCGGTGACGCGCAATTGCAGGCCTGGGCACGTGGGGTCCTTGAGGATCTTGCGCTTGCCGGGCGGTGCCTTGGCAGCGCGCGCTTCGGTGTCGTTGAGGGGTCTGGGTTTCATCGTCGTTTGCTCCGTTGTGGTGGCGCACCAGTCCCAAAAACTGGTGCGCGCGGGTTCCGGTTTTTTCGCGCACCTGTCTCAGAGACTGGGAGGCGCGGCGGTTGCCCCGGGGCAACCTTTCTGCGTTCCAGCGCGATCCACGGTGGTCCGCGCTGGGTCACGGAAATATATATTTTACGCGGGATTCCTTGTCCAGCCGTGACCCACGCCGACCCACCAAAACCCATGGTTATCTGTCTGGGGGACTGGGGGTCCCGAGTTCAAATCTCGGCGCTCCGACCAAGCAAGAAAGTCGCAAAAACAAAGGACAACTTGGCGCTCTTGGCGGCGCAAAAATCGACTGCCATTATGGCACACATTTGGCCTGGGGCAACCCTGGGGCAACCCGGCCCGCCTGGATCACCTTGCGCCACGCCGCCGCCTCCCTGCATGATCGAACCCCGGAGATTGCTTCCATGACCGCCACATCCCCCGTCCTGGCCGCCTTCGACCGCCGCCAGGAACTAGTCCGCTGCTGCCCCCTGTATGCCGTCGCCCTGCACGCGGTAGCCGTCCACGAGGGCCGCTGCTTCCCGGATGTCTCGGACACCGCCCACCTCGCCGCGCTCGCCCAGGAAAGCTGGGAGGCGCTCGAGCTGCACGGCGCCGACGTGGGGCAACTGCTCGACCTGCTCTACCCTCGCCGCTGAAGGTTCCACCATGAACGAGCTCAACGCCTCCATTCGCGCCATCCCGATCCCTGATCGCATGCGGCGTCTGCCGATCAGCGCCACCGGCTATCCGGTGCCGTGGTTCGTCAAGTGGCTGAACGGCGAGCCGGACTTCCGCATCGTTGACGCGCCGAAGGTCGGGCGCGCCGTCCGCGCCAATCTGTGCTGGCTGTGCGGTCAGACGCTCGGGCGGCACAAGGCCTTCGTCATCGGCCCGATGTGCGCGGTCAACCGCGTGTCGTCGGAACCGCCCTGCCACCGCGACTGCGCCGAGTATGCGGTCAAGGCCTGTCCGTTCCTGACCAAGCCGAAGATGCGGCGCAACGACAAGGACCGCCCCACGGAAGGCGTCGAGCCTGCCGGCGTCATGATCCGGCGCAATCCCGGCGTCTCGCTGATCTGGATCACGAACGGCTACACGACATTTCGCGCCGATGGCGGTTCGCTGTTCAAGATCGGACCGCCCGAGCAGGTGCACTTCTACGCTGAGGGCCGCAAGGCCACGCGCGCGGAGGTTCTCGCGTCCATCGAAACCGGATTGCCATTGCTGCGGGAGGTCGCCGAGCGTCAGGGCCACGAGGCCATCGTCGCGCTCGAACATCAAACCCGCGCCGCCATGATGCTCGTCGACACGGCGCTGGCGGCATGACGGCTATCCTAATCGTCGGCGGTGCGGCCGTGATCGTGCGCGCCTTCCAGTGGGCCGATAACGTTTCCATGTGGTCACCGTCCATGCCCACTTGGATGTGGGTTTACGCCGTCGTGCTCGCCTACATTGAGGCTGCTGTGGGCATTGCGATTTTATGGCTGGCACTGCAATGAGCGGCAGCGGTCTCGACCCTCGATCAAAGGAGCAAGCGATGCGATTGAGCCAGATAGCCATAAGAGTGACGGTCGCGATCCTCGCCACCGTCGCCGCCTATGCGGTTATCCAGGCCATGACCAAGGCGCCAGATGTGTCGTCGGCACGGCCAGACGCCAACTTTGTACTATTCAGATGATAGCGCCGGGCTCTGTCTCATCGATGTAGCGCTGCACGTCCGCAAGCATTGCGTTGGCGTCCTGGCGAATCTCTGCCTCGCGCCGGTTGATCGGGCCATAATGCTTGCGCCGATTGCGCAGCACCAGCGCGGCGGTCTCGATCGCAAACGCCGGCAGGTTCTTGCACATGTCCTGAAACTTGCGGCCGTTGCCGCTGCCGTGGCTTTGCCACGACGACGTCGGGCACGTCACGCCGTTCCGAAACGTCGCAAGAAAACCCTGCGGGTTATCGCTGGCACCGCCGCCGGCATACTCGTTGAACAGTTGCACGAACGTCGGGTGGGACGTGTGCGCGTTCCAGGACGTCTGAAACAGGCCAGCCTCGGCGGTCTCGCTCGTCGTATTTGCGGCCGACGTGTCGCGACCGCTGCAATGCTTGCCGCTCGACTCCCGCATGCCGAGCCCCATCATCAGCGTGTACAGGTGCCGCAACGTGTCGGGGCCGGAGACGTTGTTGCGCATGCCGAGCTGCTGGAATTCGGATGCGTACCAAGCCAGCGCGTCAACGTCGACATTGCGCGTGTCGGCCTTGGCCATTTCAACGGCCGGCGCGTGAACGACCAGGAGCTTGCGGTAGACGTTGGCGAATGCCAGCGCGAAGCCCTGCACGTAGCCAGCAGGTGCGCGCCCGCGGCCGGGCCAGTTATAACCGGCGATCCTGGATTTCATGGCGATCTCGATGATTGCATCCTGATCGTCGTCGTCGAGCGGCGCCGGTAGGCCCGGCGGCACATACGGCGGGGCGTTCGTCTCCAGCGCGGCCCACGTCCGCGGGCCGACGATGCCGTCGGCGCCCAGGTTGCGGCTCGCCTGATAACCGCGCACGGCAGCCTCGGTGCGCGCTCCGAAGTCGCCGTCGACAGACAGGCCGGCGCCGAAGTCGCTGTTGAGTTGCTCCTGCAGGTATCGCACGTCCGCTCCGGACGCGCCCCTCCGCAAGGTCGGCCGCTGACCGGGCTGTGGCGGCGGTCCCGGCGGTGTCGTCGTCGTCGCGCCCGAAGTGGACTGCGCGATAGCGCGGCAGATGGCCTCGAAATTCTTGCGATAGGCGTCCGCGTCGGCGCGGCTGTCGACGAAGCACACCTCGAGCAGGAGTGACGGCTTCCGCGTGCGGTTGAGGAACGATAGGTTCGTGCGCTTCTTGCCGCCGCGGTTGATCAGCCCGCCCGCGTCGGCCATCGCCTTGGAGACCTCGCCAGCGAGCTTGCTCTGCGTCGTGTACAGGACCTCGGTGCCCCGCGGCGCGCTGGTGGTCTTGAACGCGTTGAAGTGCACCGACACGTCGAGTGCGCGCTGCTGCGCGTTGTGCCAATTGACGATGCGGTTGAGGTTCGCCCCTTGCGATTTGCTCTCGTCGTCGTGGAAGACCCGCACCGAGACGCCGGCGGCGGTCAGGAGCTCGGCCACGCGCGTCACGACGCGCCGCGATTCCTTCACTTCGTTGAGCACGCCAGCGGCGCCGCCGACGTACTTGCTGTGAGCCGATGATATGGCGATCGGGCTTCGCATGATGTGCACCTCACTTCGGCGCCAGCTTCTCGATCGCTGACCGCAGCTGCTCGATCTGCTTGTTGGTTTCGCTTTGCTGCTGCACCTCCACAGGCAGGCACTGTGCCAGCAGTCGCGTCGCCTCTTGTTGCTGCGCGGAGACGATGCGCGCGTATTCGTTGAACGTGTGCCCCTCGTACCAGGTGAACCCGAGCAATCCGAAGGCGACGACGATCAAGGCCAGCAACGCCGGCTGCGTCTTGAGCGCCTCAACGATTCCGCTCGCTGCCTGATTGACGCTCATCTGCGGTGCCCTCCGGCGGCCAGTTGCGCGCTGGTGCGAACTCTCTCGGGTTTGGGTACATCGGACCCGGTGGCGGCCACCACAGCGGCCACAACGGCGCTTTCGGCAAGTCCTCTTCTGCGGTGCCCGACCTCGCCACTCGAATGGGCACCGGCTCGATATCGCGCGGCGGCGACGGCGGCGGCGGATCGATCGCGGGAATCTGCCATTGTGTCTGCTGTTCATCGGTCGTGTTCATGGCACGAAGACTCCACCGGTGTTGTAAATGCCAACTTGATCGCCGGGAATCGGGCCGGACGCGTTGCTCTGGTACAGCACAGAATTGGTGGTTATCAAAAACTGCCGGCCGGTGACGTTGCTAGTGAAAAAATTTGTGCCGACCATCACGCCAACCGACAGCGATGACAGGCTGATGAATGCAGCGCAGTCAAAATTTGAGCTCATGAGATTGCCGCGGCTCACGTCGCCGCAGCCTGCCCAGCGCCCGCTTTGGCAGTCGATCGCCGAGCCGATTTCATTTCCGTTGCCGTTGAATTGGGTGGTCGCCTGAGCGGCAATGCCCGTACTTGCTCCCCCGTGGTTCGCGATGAAGATGCCGGCCGGGTTCGATGTCATCGCGTCGAAGTTCACGTTCCTGAGTTCGATGTGCGAGTTGGCGTTCCATAGCGCGATGGCTGGGTTGCCCGCGTTCGCGATCTGCAGCGTCACGCCGGTGATTGCCATCTGTGCGACACCCACCGTTTGCAGCGATATCCACACGTTCGAGCCGGGATAGTATTTCGTGCCGATGCGATACGCCGCGCGATTTTGCTCGTCGCCGGTTATCGTCATGGTCGAACCGAACGGCCCGATTATTCCCGCTTCATAGGTGCCGGGAATGCCGAGCCTGAAATTGACCGAGAACATCGGCGTGGCCATGTAGCGCGAACCGATGGCCTCCCATGCTCCGTTGAGCGTGCGAAATGCTTTGTCGGGCGAGTTGGCCGTGCCGTCGCCTGTCTCGTCATTGCCGTCCGTGCGCACCCACGCGTTGATGCCGCCGTACTTCACCAGCGGGACTTGCGAAGCACACAAGCCGATCATGTGGAACGCGCCGTTGAAGTAGGTAGCGATGAATGGCTTGAACGACAGAATGTCGCCAGCGCGCACCTCTTCGCCGTCGTTGCGATAGAGCGGAACGTAGCCGAGCCCGTTGACGTTGATGCGGACGTAGCCCTGGTTCTGCGTCGCGCCCGGCAGCAATTGCGGAACGAAAACGATCGTCAGAAAATCCGTGTAGTAGGGCGGCACCGGATCGAGCGTGATCGCGTACTGAAACGCGTTTTGCGCGACCAGCATGCCGGAATGCGGCAAGCCGCGCTGGATCAGGTAGCGGATCGAGACTTCGAGATTTTGCAGCGAGGCGGCGCGATAGGCGACGCCGGCACGATCAGCGACCGCCGCGATCTCCGAGATCAGCGAGTTGACCACGTGCGGACGCAGCCGCACGTCGCAGCCATTGCCATAGTACAGCGCCGAGGTGTCGACCGGCAGCGCATGCTGATGGATGAACGCCTGCGCCGGATTGTTCGGCGTTTGAGCGTTAGGCGGAATGCCGCCGTCCGTGCTGTAAGGGAAAATGCCAGACACTAGCGCTTCCTCCCCTTCTCCAGGGCGGCCAAGCGGGCGCGCAATTGATCGTTGTCGTCGGCGAGCGTCTTCACCGCGTTGATGAGCGCAAACACAATCGGCCCGGTGTCGAGCATGCGCATGTCGTCAAGCTGGAGATCGCCGAGCGTGATCTTCTGTTGCGACACGCATTCCGGCATCACCGGCTCGGCCTCTTGTGCCACGAGCCCGATGTGTTCGCGCTCGCTGTCGCGCCCGGTGGCCGGCAGGAAATGATAGCTTACCGGCCGCAGCGAGCGGATCGCGTCGAGCCCGTTAGTGTAATCAACGACTCGGTCTTTGATACGTATGTCGGAAGTGTCGGTCCACGGGCCACCGCCCGGCTTGAACGCACCGGCTCCGACTACGAGGTCTCGCCCGATGGAGACGTTTCGATTTGTGTCGCACGCAAAGCCGGCGCCCAGCGGCGTCATCCAATAGAGATTCCCGGTGTTGTAGCGGAAATAATATTGCGTGTTGGCTCTGATGTAGAAATCGCTGCCGGAGGCGCCGCCTTCGAGGAACATCCCCGCATCAAGCGAGGCGCCCAAGTAAAGTCCGTATCCCCGAATCTCCGCGTTGTCGGCGGCACCAATGCGAAACCTGAGCGCGTTGGCCGTCGTGTTATGCCAAACTTCCGAGACTCCGGTGCCGCCGGAATTTAGAAACCGCAGGCGCGGATTCGGCGCGCCGGCAGCGGCCCTGATGTCGAACGGCGAAGTGAACAGTCCGGTGCCGTCGCCCCGCGCTAACGCCACGCCAGCATTGACGCTCCACGCATTCGTTGCAGCGGCAACGTTCATATCTAATACGCCGGCCATCACGTCGCCGGCGCGATTTACCTTGTTTGCGAGGTTGGCATTAACGGTCTCGTTGAGCGAGGTCAGTTGCGAATTCAAATATTGCAAAGTCACCGGTTGCAGCGGCTGTTGTGGACTGCCGACTAATGTCAGTGGGCCGGTCATCGTGCCGCCGGCAATCGGCAACACTCGCGCCCACGCGTGATTCAATCTTCCATATACAAAGTCATCGGCCGGAGCATCAACGAACGTGCCGCCCTGCGCCACCAGCGCATCGACGTAATACTTGGTCGCGGCTTCGGTGTTGGCTACCGGCTCGCGCACGTTCAGCGCGCCTGTGATCGTCCCCCCGGTGATCGGAAGCACCGGCACCCAGCTCCCGTGCACGCGTCCGTAGGTTTGCAGATCGGCCGGCGGCTCGATGATTGCGTCGCCGACCTGCGAGTCGACGTATTGCTTGGTGGCGGCTTCGAGCCCGGCGATCGGATCGGCGTGCAAAAGCAGCACGCCACTCATCTGATCACCCGACCTCGACACTTTTGTGTTGTCGACCTGTTGAAGCAGCGCCGCGTCCCGCTGATCGACGTAGCGCTTGGTCGCGGCCTGCAGGTCGGTCACCGGATCGCCGGCCAGCGAAAGCGGACCGGTCATCGCGTCGCCGCTGCGCAAAATCCTGGCGTCGATGAGCCCGGTGACGTGATCGAACCTGTCGGCCAATGCGCGACCGAGATTGTCGACGCGTCCTGAGTTGTAGGGCACGCCGAGCAAATCAACGCTGGCGAGGATTTCGGAAACGATGGCGTTGAACGTGCAATCAGTCAGCGTGGTCGTGCATTCTGGCGCGGCGTAGAGCGGTCCGACGCCGGTCACTGGATTGACCGGCGTGTAACCCTCGCACACCTCGGGCGCGGGCGGCACGCCGCCTGGAGGAAAAATGCCAGCCATGGATCGGAGATTATCACGGGCAGGTCGGCGATTAGCGTGAGTCGCCTGTGGCTTAGACGATGCAGTCGGCCGGGTCGCAATCGTAGACGCACCAGAACACCCCGCGCTCGCCGTCCAGCAGCGTGGGCAACAGCCAGTGTCGAAACGCCTCGTAAAGCTCGGGATCGTGCGGCAGGTGCCGCTCCGGAATGGCGAGGTTGCAATTCTCCGGGATGATCACGTCGCCGGGACACACGATGATGTTTAGCGACAGCGGCGTGCTGAAACATTCCGAGATCGGCCGTAGCGTCGGGTTGTATGGCGCGGTCGCATCCGGCGGACAGATGAACACGGGAGGGCAAGCCTGCTGATCGCGCGCCATCGTCCACCAACCGAGCGGCCCGCAATTCAGGTCACCGGCGTAGCGCATCACGATCTCGGCGCCGAAGCGGTGTGCTAGCGCGGTGAGGAATTCCCAGTTGTGGGCGCCACGATAGTTGCGGAGTTGCAGAACGACGCAGATCAGCATCGCGAGGACGCGATCAGAGAACCCTGGCCCGCATGGGTCGGGATGCTCGATGCCCATGCGCTCGGCCCATTGGCGTATCATCTTTTGCGCGGTGCATGGGTCGAGCTCGCGCAGCATCGCGCACAGCGCCTGGATCACGCCGTAGGCGACCGCGGCGAAGGAATCGACAACGGCGAGCTGCGGCGCCGGCGGGTCGTCGTCGCACAAAATCATGTCGTTGCAGCAACCGCCGAGGATCAGTTGCTCGCAGCCGATGCGCGCGCAACCAATGTTGGCGACACCAACGTCGCGCGGCGGCGTGTACGTGTGTTGCCGGGTGTTGTTGAAAATATCGCCCTCGGGCAACAGCGAGCGCACGATGCAAAGAAAGTCCCACTCCTTCACCGCGCACGGCGACGGCATGCAACAGCCCTCGGGCGCCCAGCATTCGATGCCGGGTTCGTCCGGGCCGGTGAGGTTCTTCACCGGTGGTTGCGGGCAGCAGAACGGCGCTTCATCTGGCAACGTAGTGCGATCGAGCATCATCTCGGACCTTGCAGCCGCTTCAACACGCGAAGCGGCATCGGAACCGGGTCAGCTTCCGCCTCGGTGACCGACACGTCGCCGAGCACCGGCAGGTATCCGCATTCGACAATGATATAGGCATCATCCTGGCGGCGAATGCCCTGCGGCGGATCGAACGTGAACGTGACGCCGGCGAAGCACGGTTCGCCGACCGCGCGGTAGATCGTGCTCTTGATGTGCTCTTTGCAAATCGGCGAGCCGACGCAGTAGTTGTCGCGGATGTAGGCGTTCAACGCGCTGACGATGTTGCTGACCGCGATGTTGTCGCAGCCGCGGAAACAGTGCCCGACGACGTTGATCTTGACCGGCGTGGCGCACTCGTAATGACCCTGCGCGCCGACCGGCGCGAGTCCCTCGCCCTTGCCGTTGTTAAGGCCCCACATCCAATGATTCATTTCGTCGATCACCTCTTGCGGTGGCACGCCGTATGGTGGCGTGGTGGCGTCGCCATACACGCCCTCAAAGAATGGGTAGACAACCAGGTGCGTGGGATCGCAACAGCCTTCGCATTCGTCGAGGCACGCGCGCGTGACGCCCGGATATGACATCGTCTGCGCGATGTACCATTGCTGATTGGTCGACAGCACGCCGGCCGATTCGGCCGCCAGCACGCGCGCGCGCAGCTGATCGCAGGTCTCCGCGTCGCTGCCGCCGATCAATCCGTTGCCGACCACGGTCGCGTCGATGTCGATGCCGGGTGCGCTGGTGCCGACGGTGAGCGCGCTCCCAGTGGGCAGGTTGAATACGTTGCCGGGAAGCGCCGACACTACGCGCACGACGGCACCGCCAGCGGCGTCCAGGTGTACCGGATTCCAGGTGACGGCCGGGTCCTGTTTGTACTCCCGCGACGCGAGGCCGATGAGCCGGAGGCTGGTCGGGATCGCCGCGTTCGGATCGCCGGTGATCGCGACGTAGCCCTTGGCGCGCGTGGCGCCGAGCAGATTGATGCCGTGGCGCGCGGCATAGACGACGAGCGAATCGCAGCACATGAACGCTGGATCGGTTTCCTTCAGTGCTTGCGAGACCATGCCGTGCATGAGGTTCACGGTCCCCGCCATCACGAACGCCAGGATGTCCTCGGTACTGAGCGGCAACACCGGCGCGCCGCCGAGCAGCCGCTTCGAGAACTCGACGCGCACGGCTTCCGACAATTGCGCGATGTCGGGCCGCGGGATTCGGCAACCGATGTCGGGAGCGATGGCCATCACGGACCTCCTAGCATGCGCTGCACGCGCCCATATAACCGCCCGGACGTGCTCCTGATCGCGCTCGGCGGCATGTACTCCTGCCACAGCCAGCTCGCGTCGGGCATCGCCATGCCCTCCAGCGTGAACGCCGATGCAACGCCCGGACCACGGATCGAGATTTTTAGGTGGATGACGGCGCCGGGAATGCCGACGCCGGTAATCGCGCGCGTGATGAACTGCGCGTCGATCTGGAGCTCAGAAACGATGCCCCACGTTTCCAGATATTGCAGCGCCTCGTAAGCGTAGTCTTTCGCCTGGAGCAGCAAGTCATTGGTGGCGCCGCCGCGCCGCCATTTCAGCGCCCACAGTTTCGAGCCGCTCCTGAACCGCGAGCGTCCAGTCGACGCGGCGCGAAATGCATCGGCCCACCAGCCGCCGCCGCGCTGCTGGAGCGGATGCTCCTCGCAATCGACAAACCCGCGCGTGAGCAATTGCGTGATGATCCAGCCCTCGATCCAGCGCGCGCGGTCGAGCGTGTTCTCATTGGTCACGCGCCAGTTGCCTCCATCGCAGGCGAACAGCGCGCAGATGTCGCCGGTGCAACTCGGCGAGTGGCGCACCGAGATGCCGGGCAAAAACGTGGGCTCGACCGGACGCACGCAGCGATCATCGCGCGGGTCACATATCCAGATCGGCTGAACGCTGGTTTTCGGTGTGCTGGCCATCACTTCATCCTCTGGTCGTGACTTGATTGGTCGTCGGGTTGTCGAGATCGAATGTTCCGACCTGCCCGGCTCCACCGACGCGCGCCATCACCGTAGCGTAATGCCCGCCTTCCGCCAGCCGCCGCACGATGGGCAGCGACAGCGACTTGTACGATTGTAAAGTGGTTTCGGCTTGCACCGTGACTTTCGGATTTTCCGAGGCCGCGCCGTTGATGCTGACGCCGACGATGATGCGCGCGTTGGCCGCGGCCGATGGATACGCAGCACCGCCGATCATGAAAAACACCACCTCATCGGCCCACGTGGCGAACGGAAGCCGCAGCTCCGAATGTACCTCGCTTTCTGTTGTCGTGGTAACGGTGCGCACAGCGGTGATCGATGCGCGCTGAATCTTGCCTGCCCGGTTGAACCAGGAGAGCGTGCCCGCATCGAAAAATTGTCCGGCGGCGTCAGCGCGCACTAGGCCGACAAGTGAGAACACGTTGTTGTTGGCGATGATTTCCGTGCCAACGTTGCCGGCGGTCTGCGATGGCGCATGCGTGACGCCCGACCAGAACGACAGGACAATATTGCCGCCGGAAAGCTGGGCGCCGACGAGATAGGTCACGTTGCCGACGAGCGCACCGGTCGTCCCGTCAACGTTTACGCCGGTGTTCGCCGCCGTCACGCCGGCCGCCGGGATTGCCACCCACGCGCCATTGATGCGTACGCGGTCTCCGTTGTACGGCCGAAAACGGATTTGCGTCGGGCTTACATAGTCGAGCCGAGCGCTCCCACCGGCTGGTCCCTCTGGCCCTGGCGGTCCAGCTGCTCCCGGAGCACCCGGATCGCCCTGCGGTCCCGGATCGCCCTGCGGTCCTTGTTGTCCCTGCGGCCCTTCTGCACCTTGCGCACCGGTCGGACCCTGCGGACCCTCAGGACCTTCCGCTCCCGGCACGCCCTGCGGTCCTTCTGCACCGGTGGGCCCCTGCTGGCCCGGATCACCTTGCGGTCCGATCGGACCTTGCGCGCCCGGCGGCCCCTGGATCGAGCCGCCACTCACCCATTGCGTGCCGTCGTAAATCCACAGGCTGTCGTCCTCTTGGACGATGAACGCGTCGCCCTGTGCCGCGGTCGTCGGTAGATCGGCCTCGGTAGCTACCGATCCTTGCATCGTGATGCCGGTACCGGCCGCGCCTTGCGGCCCTTGCTCACCCTGCGGCCCTTGCGGCCCTTGCGGCCCTTGCTCACCCTGCGGTCCTTCTGGCCCCTCCACACCTTGCGGCCCGGTTGGTCCTGGCGGCCCTTGCGCGCCAGTCGCGCCTGTCGGGCCCGGCACACCTTGCGGCCCTTGCGCGCCAGTCGCGCCTGTGGGCCCCGCCGGTCCTTGTGGTCCGGTGGCGCCGGGCGGACCTTGCTCGCCCTGCGGTCCCGGTGGGCCCGGTGGTCCGGGCTGTCCGCCACCACCACCACCGCCGGCCTCGATCGCCGCCACGCGCGCGCCGAGATCGAGGAGCGACGTGGTGCCCGGCTGTCCGCTAGCGCCCCACGATTGCGAGCCGTCCGGGCGCCCGGCTTCCGCTCGGCCCGTCGAGATGCTCGCTCCGCCGCCGGCGACGTGATCGGCCGCATGCTCGACGCCGGAGGTGTACGTGTTTCCATCGCGAAACGTGTCGCCCTTGCGGATGTGCTTCGCTGCCTGAAATTGCGTGTTCTCATCGGCGCGGATGTCGAAGTTCTTTTTGGTCGTGAAGCCCTGGCCGCCGTCCGCATTGCCTTGAAAGGTGCTTTCAGTCTGCGACGTGATCGGCAGGTCGTCGGCGTTCGTGTGGATGCCTTCTTTGCTTTCGCTCTGCTGTTGATCGCCGCCGCCACCGTCGCCGCCGCCGCCCTGCCCGTCCTGTTGCGGCTTCTTGTACACGCGCACGAATTTTTTCTTGTCACCTGGTGAGTAGAGGATCGACTCGCCTTCCTCGATTTTCGGATGATGCTCACGGTCACCGATCACGCCGATCACGACGCGGCGCGACGTGTCGCCTCCGACGTCCATGGTGAGGACTTCGACCTTGTCGCCCGGCTTGTTGCGCCCGAGGAAGCCGACGGGATGAGCGATGTCGAGGCGGTCGTTCTCGATCTTCTCGCCGGTCTTCACCTTCGCCTGCATTATTTTTTTGTCGTAATAAGTTTTCAGCAGCCATCCGCGGCGCGTCATGTTGCGCAGCTTGTGGTGCAAGAACTTCGAGTGGTTCCACAGGTCGTAACCCATTCACCAACTCCCGGTCGCCCCGCGGCCGCGGAATCCGCCCTCGCCCGGCGGCGCTTCCTGCTGAGGCGCTTGTTCCGGCAATCCCTCCTGCGGCGCCGGCGGCGGCGGCGTCTCGGGTTCTGTCGGCGTCTGCGCAGGCGGTGGCGGTTGCTTCACCGCATCATTCATCCGCGTTGCGGGTTGCGGTTGCCCAGCAGCATAGTTCCCTGGAACGTTGGCGCCACCGAACGCGCCTTTGCCCATGAGCACCAGCGTCGCGGTGCGCGAGGTCGGCGTGATCTCGAACTCGACCTCGGAAAGCTCAAGCTCCTCGTCGACTCCATCAATCGGGATCGTGACGTGATACTTCTGGCCAAGATCCCATAGCATTCCGTTTTCGTCGGAATGCGTCGAGACGCGCAGGGTGACGTTGAGACCCTGACCCTGGCGGCGATTGCCTTCCGTTTCTCCGCGCTGCTTGAGCGACTCCTGCGTATGATCGCCGTCGATCAGCACGCGCAGATGCCGCAAGCCCTCGAAGTTCATGAGCTCGCGCATGCCTTTGTCGTACAGGCTCTCATTCTGCTTGCCGTATCTGTCATCGTTGGGAATGCCGTTCCCGGCGACGCCGATCTCGGTGAAGCGCGGGACGATATCCTGCTTGACGCTCCAGTGCGTGAAATGGCGGCCCAGCTGCAATCTGCCGCCGCTTCCGCCGGAGGATTGCCTTTCCAATATCCACTGGCCCATCCGTCCCTCGTACAGCGTGAGGCCCATCTCGCGTGCGGCCCGCCGGGCGGCGCGCTCGACGGTCTCGCCTTCGGCGATGATGAAACGCTCGATGGTCTTGCCGCCGCCCGACCTGTCCTCCAATTGAATTCCGTAGCCCTGCGCTATCGCGCGAATGATTTGCGCCGGAGTTTTCTGGTTCTCCTGTCCGGTTTCGTGATTCGGACTGCCGTCGACCGCTGCCGAACATATGCCGCGGAATTGCAGCGTGAGCTCGTAGGACTTCGGCGTGCCCTTCGAGACGCGCGTGTCGAAGCGGACCCTGGCCGCGATCTGGCCGTCGATCATGATCGTGCCGTCGGTGCCGGCGCCGAACGCCGATGCCACCGGTCCCGCGGCCTCGAACTGCTCGGTGCCCGGCCACGACAGCACCACAGTGCCGGACCCGCAGGCCTCCTCTTTCGAGCGCTTGAGGTTGAGGCTCAGGAAATTCTTAAACCGCTGGCCGCTGATGATGATGACGACGCTGGCCTGCTCTTCGTTGATCGGGCTCGGGTGCCACGGAAGGGGCATGGTTCACCTCGCTGGCGCGATGACGCTGCGGCCCATCCAGAAATTGAGCATCGTCGGATTGTATTGCTCGACCTGCTGGTAGCGCCGCGCATCGTTGTAAATCTTGTGGGCCACGACGAGCGACGGCCACTCGCCGTCGACGTGGAACTCGACGATGCCCGGTCGCTGGATGTTCATTGCGAGAATCACCGAGGCCGCGGTCGCGCGGGCCTGACGAATGGCGGCGACCAGCACGTCGTCGCACTGCTCGGTCGCGAGCCGCTCCTCATCGTCAAAGACCTGCATGATGAAGTCGAGATCGTCGAGCGCGGCCTTGACCGTGTCATAGCGCTTCTGCGCCGCCGCGATGGCATAGTCGCGGATCGTGATCAGACGCGTGGTGATGATCAGCGACCGCGCCGACGGCGTGAGCGCCATCGCCTCGGTGCGATCGACCACGTAGGCGTTGAACGAGCGCAGGCGTTCGAGCGCGTCGAGGTGGATTTGCCGGAGCATCGCCGATGCGAAGTCGATCGGCGCGACGGCCGCGGTGAAGCTCGGGATGCCATACGCCGGCAATGCGCTGGTCGGCACGCTTACCACCATGTCGCGCGCGGCCAATGCGGTGAACGGCTGGGTTGGGAGAGCCGCGCCGGGCGTGAACGGCAGCCACCGCTTGAGCGTGTCGACCGCATCAAAATTCTGCTCGCTGACCATGACGTTGGGATCAGGGTTGAACTGCTGACCAAGCGCGGTGGAGACGTCGCCGAGCAATTCGATGTCGCGCGCGCCTGGGTCCCATTGTGCGCTGCCGCGCGAGGCGTCGATCGCGTTGTTGCTGCTGCTGAATATTTGGCCGACGGTCCCGCCAGCTTGGGCGTAGGACTGCGACGAGTAGGCTTCGATGAACTCGAAGCTGAGCTTGGTCCGCTTCTTGTCGCGCCGATAATCTGCCGTGGTCGTGAGCGAGACGCAGGCCACCGACTGGCGGCCATAGAGCGGATGTATCAGGATGCCTGGTTGCGGGTTTTCGGCCCGCAGCACCATGCGGACCGATTGGTCGTCCTGGTCGCGGCCGATCAAGTAGCCCTCAACCTTGAACCGGCGCGCCTTGCGACCGAGGTCGACGTAGCCGATGTCGTCGGATAGCGGATACTCGTACAGGTCGCCCCGCCTACCGAATTCATCCGCCGACGTGTCGCAGAAGAATTCGAGGCCCTTCCAACTCGCCACCCGATAGTCGGGAGCATAGCAGTCGACGGGTTGGTGATTGCGCCCGACCGAGCCGCGTTTGTTGTAGTAGGGATCGAGGTATGTCATGCGGCCTTCTTCTCCTCCTCGTCGCGCGTGCGCTCGCGCTCCTTGTCCTGGTCGCTTTCCTTGATCGACTTCACTGGGATCGACACTTCCTTGACGCCCTCCTTGAACGCATCGGCGGCGGCCTCGCCAGCACGCTTGCCTTCGTCGATGGATTTCTTCGGCGGCGGTTGCGTCAACGCCTCGCGATTGCGTTCGGCCTGCTTGCTCTGCAAAAGTTCTCTTGCGGTCGCGGTTTCTTTCGCGGCGGCCTCGTTCTTCGCTCGTACCGCCTCGTCATCATGCTCCCGCGCTTCGTCTTCCGCCTCAGGCCGTGCGCGCTGCACGGAAGCCGCGACCGCGAGCGGTCGGCCTTGGCGCGTCATTCCAGCCGCCCACGCGCCGCGAATCCATGGAGCGCCTCCCCAGGTCGTCGCCCGGCCTCCACCGATGTGCAATCGATGCGCGCCCATGTAGCCGACGCCCGCACCGACGCCGGTCGCACCGGCCTGCACGGCGGCGGCGGTGAACTGCGCCATTCTGGCGGCGTCGGCTGACTTCGTCATGTCGAGCAACCGCCCTGTTTGCGGATCGCGCAATTGGATATCGGCAGCACCGCCGAGATCATGACGCGTCGAGCCGGTGCGCGGGCCGCCGGTGCCGATGCGGGCCTGCCCGCCCGACGTCACTTCAACCTCGACACCTGTTGCCGCGGCCGCGGCCTCGAGATAGCCGCGCGTCGAGGACGCGAGCGCGAGCCGGCGAGTGCCGGCAACCTGCTGCTGCAATTCTCTCACGCGCCCGCCATCGGCTGGCACCGGAACTGCGGCTTCCTCTTCCATGCCTTCGTCGGCCAACAATGCCCGCCGCGCCCATGCTTGGCGGCGCCCATAGTGCTTAATGCCCGCCCGCTCGAATTCGCGCTCGAATGCATACATCGAGCCGAGCACCGAGCTTTCTCGCTGCACGTGCGAGATGGCGCGACCTTCTCGCGTGGTCGGGTCCGATAGCTCGTGTTTGAGATAACCATAGTTTGCCTCATATGAACTCGGATCGAGGCCTTGCGCCGCTGCCCATGATTCAAATCGTTGTCGTCGCACGCCGGTCCATTGCGCGAGGCCGTAGCCGCCGCGACCGCCGCCGATTGGTCGCGCTTCCTGCATGAGCGTGAAACCACCTGTTTCATGCGCGAGATTGCCAACGACGCCCGCCGCCTGTTCTCTCGTCAGGTTGAAATCGCGCTGCAGGTCACCCATGAGGCGACCCATCATCTGGTTGGCACCACCGCCGCCGTAGCGGGACGCACCCCCTGGTGCGACCGCCGTCGGCGTCGTGGCCGCTCCGGTAGCAGCACCAGCCACGGGCGCCGCACGACGAACGTAATACTGGCTGATATGTCCAGACGAGCGGCCACCTTGGTTGCCGCCGATCGTGACGACCCTTCCGGTAGCAGGATCATACGATTCGACGAACGTGACGTGCCTGCCTTCAACGCCGGTGCGCGGCGAGACGCCGCGACGCACGAGCACGTCACCGGGCTGCGGCGTGCCGGTGACGGCCGCGCCCCAATTTTTCCAATTGCCGGCGACTTGTGGATTGGGCGGCGGCCGCAGGCCCTGCGATGTGACCACCGCCGCGGCGAACTGACCACACCATGCGCCGCTGCGTGGATAACCGTTCTGACGCATGAACCGGTCGACGGCAGGCTGACCGCCGGCCAATGCTGCCGCTGCAGCGCCCGAAAGAACACCTTGTGGCACCTCGCCCCCGGCGCCGTATCTTCCTTCGGGTGTTCGACCGCCCCACGTTTCGCCTACGCCTGGGAGCCCATATCGCTCCAGCATGCTGCGCCGTCGGCCGACTTCGGGATATGGCGGCGGACGTCCTTGTGCCTCCGCGGCGGCATTGGCGGCGGCGCGACGCCCCGCGCCGGGCGTCCATTCTTCGAGCACGCCGGCGCCGCGCAAGATCGGCCCTCCGGCGCCCGGAAGCCCGAAGAGCAAAGCCAATTGCCACGGGCCTAGCTTCTTCATTTGGAAGAAGGTGTGCGCCAGTGCGTCGAACATATTCGTTACTTTTTCGACTGCGCTGATGCCCCATTCGATCAGGCTAATGGACTCCTGCGGGTTCCAACCCGTTTTGATGTACTCGACCCAGGCTTTCACGGTTTCAGTGTCGATCTGATCGACCAGCACGACGATCGCCTCCCACGTTTTCTTCGCGAACGCGGTGAGGAGCTGTCGCAGGATCATGCCCATGCTCTGACCTTGGTCGTCGGTCTGGAGCAGCCAATCATTCAAGTCAGTCATCATGCCGGTGATCGCCGGCTGAACGTCGCGCCCGATACCCAGGCGCAATCGCTCGAACGTGTAGCGCGTTGATTCCAGCGCGATCTTGAAATCGATCGACTTCTGCGCGGCGTTCTCGACGTCCGACAGCGAATTGGACTTCTCCATGTTGTCGGTCAGCCGCTTCAAATCCTCCGTGTTCCACACGCCGAGGAGATCGGTAAAGGTCGTGCCGAACAGCTTGATGCTGTCGTCGAACAGCACCGCCCTGCGGCGCACCAGCGATTGATGCTCGGCCGAACCTACCGGACTAGCCAATATTCGCGCGTCCAGTTGCTCGCGCCGCTTGATGAAGAACGCAAGCCAATCGGTGACGTTCATCCGCTCGCCACCGCGCTCGCGCTCCATCAGCTGCACGGCTTGCGGCGTGATCCCCCAGCGCGCGAAGATGTCGCGCTCGCCGCGCATGCCGCGTTGCAGGCGCACGTCCGTGAACAACCGAGTGATGCGTTCGTCGAGCGACGCCGCGGCGTCACCGAACAGCGCCTCGGTAACGTCGAGCTTGGTCTCCATCTGATTCTGCGCCTGCTCGAACGCCTCGCCGACGAGCCCAGGGAACGTGCGGCGCGTGCGCGCGATAGTGCGGAACTGCTCTTCGGCGCGGTCAGCCGCGAGACCCCATGACCAGCGCAATATTTTCCAGGTGGCCGCGAGGTTGAACAGCGGAATGCCGACGGCATAAATCGCAACGCCCAGCGCGAGAATCGAGGTCGTGCCACCGGCGACGGCGGTCGCCGCCGAAGCCAGCGGACCAAGAAACGACACGAGCGAACCGCTGGCCATGCGCACGCTCGCGCCCACGACATTGATCGGCGCGACCAACGGCTGCGCGATGGCGCCGGTGATGAAGCGTGCAACCTGATTGGCGGCATTCTGTGCCGTGCGGTCGGCAGTGGTATTGGCACCGCCGCGCCGTACGCCGGCGACGACGGGCAGCGGCGTGGTCGCGCCGGTGCGTATCTGAGCGAACGCGGAAGCGAACCCGCGCACCTGGTCGGCGCCCTGAACGACGACGTTGATGCGCAGAGTGGATGTGGCATCAGCCATCGGTCACGCTTCCGTCGCGGTGTCGCCGCCGGTCGGTTTTGGCGCCGTGCGCGGCGCCACGCCGCGAGACGTGTCGGCATAGCCGCCTGGGATGTGAACGCCTTCAAGGCCGTCGCGAATGCTTTCCGCCGCGGCCGTGCCGAACTGGTATCCGTCCTCGGCGGTGAGGCTGCCGCCAGTCCCCCAGGTCCCGAAGCGGTCGGCGAACGGTGCGGTGAGCTCGGCCGCGGCGCCGCGATCCTGTTGCCATGGCGCCGGCTCGCCGGGATCGGGAATGCCGAGCATCTCGCGCAGGTAGGTGCGCGTCGGGTGACCCTGCTCAGCGTCCTGCTGCATGAACTCTAGCATGCCCATGCCGGGGAGCGCGCCGCGCCAACTCGCCGGCTGCGCCATCGCCTCGTCCGCGCCCGCTGTGTATGACGTTTTCATCGTCAGCGTGTCGCCGCTCGCCGTAGATTGCACGTCGGTCATCGTGCCGAGAGCGCTGCCAGCAGCGCTGGCCTTGAGCGCCTCGACGGCGGCGTTGTGTTGCGGCGCTGGTCGCGTCGTCGGCGCCATCATCGCCATTGCTGGCTGCTGCATTTGCTGGAACCAATTGCTGGCACCTCCGGTCGCTCCGGGCGCCGGCGTCACGGGTGCAGGCGGCGCCGCGGGCGGCGTTACCAGAGGCCGTGCTGGTGCTCCGAAATTCGGCAGCCACTCGCGCAATCGCTCGCGCCATCCCGGCGCTCCGGGAGCTGCACCTCCGGGCGATGAAGGTGCCGGCGTGACAGGCGTGACAGGAGCAGGCGTCGCCGGTGCTGCAGGCGGCGACGGCGTTACGGCCGGCGCTGTTGGTTCTGTCGCTGCGGGCGGTCCTGCGGCTGGCGCGCCCGGACTAACCGTTGGCGGCGGCAACGGCAACGGCGCCGCCGCCGCTCCCGATGCCCCGCGCTCTCCCGCTGCTCCTGGCACTCCTGGTGCAACGTTGTACTGCTGGCCCCGAGCAACGGCTGGTGGCGGCGTCGCCCTTCCCGGCATGAACCCGCGCTCGAAGCCCTCCGGCATCGCTGGCGCCGCAGGCGCCTGCGGTTCTGCTGCCGGCGCGCCTTCGGCTGGGCCCTCGGCGTCGGCAGGTCGCTCCGCCGGCTGCGGCTGCATGGAAGCGAAGCCGAGTTTTCTTTTCAGCCAGTCCGGCAGGAAGCGCTCCAGCGCGTTGATGCTGTCGACCATTCCCTTGATCGCGCTGCCGAACGACGCGAGCGTGTTGAACACCGACTTGACGGTCTCAAGCGTCTCTGCCGGATTCCAACTGCTGATGATTTCAATCCAGTTTCTGACCCTCTCCGGTTTGAGGTAGTTCATGAGGTTTTTCAGTTCTTCCCAAGCCCGGTTGGCCATGGTCGAGGCCAGATCGCGGAACGCGCGGCCGAGCCCCTCGCCGCCCTCCGTCGCGTCGAGCATCCGCCGATTGAGCTCGGTGAGGAACGTGGTGATGGTCGGCTGCACGTCGGCGCCGACGCCGCGAATGATGTTGGTGAACGTGCCTTTCAGGCTTTCGAGTGCGATGTTGAAATCGACGGCGCGCCGCCTTGCTTGCTCGGATGTTTCGACAACGTTGCCGAGCGGAATGGCGGCTTCGATATTGGTCTTCAAGCGCTGTGCGTCCTGTGTCGACAGCGTATTGACCATGTCGCTGAATTTCGCGCCGAACATCTTCACGGTGTCGTCTGACAGCATCGCCAGTCGGCGTCGTATCCCCTCCGCGGCCTCCGGCGACGCGCCCGGCAACATTCGCTGAAGGCGCTCGCGTTCCATGATGAACGCTTCGAGCCACGACGAGACGTCGAAGCGCCGGCCCATCATCCGCTCGGCCGTCTGCACGCTCTCCGGTGTGATCCCCCAGCGCGCGAAGATGTCGCGCTCGCCGCGCAGCCCGCGGCCCATGCGGAACTCGGTGAACTTGCGCGTGACCTGTTCTTGGATGGATTCAGCAGCGTTGCCGAACAGCGCCGCGGACATGCCCATCCGCGCGCGTACTTCGTTCTCGGCGGCCTCGACGCCTGCGCCGACCATCTGCGGATAGAAGCGCTGCGTGCGCGCGGCGACGCGCAATTGCTCGTCGGCCGCCTCCTGCGCCCAACCGAACGACGAGCGCAAAAGTTTGAAGCCGGCGATCAGGTTGAGGAGCGGAATGCCAAGCCCAGTAACGGCCAACGTCATGGCGACGATGGCGGTCGACGTCGCGCCGGCACCGGCGGCGACCTGTCCCAACGTGCCCGAGAACGACAACAGCGAGCGGCCGGCGACGCTGGCGGTCGAGCGGAGGACGTCAAACCCCGTCCGCAGGGTGTTGTGAATAGCGTAGCCGAACCGGTTGGCGAGGCGCTCGCCGAACGTCGCGTAGTCTTGGATCGCCGCATCCCTGATGCGGTTCGCCTCACGCGTCCCGGCTGCCGTACCCGCGCGCGCACCAGCGGCGGATACCGTCCGCTGAACCTGCGCCGCCTGCTGATTGAGGTTGGCGAGCGCCGCCGCCAGCGCGTTGACGGCTTCGGCGCCTTGGACTTCTACGCTTAGGGTGGTTTCGGCGGCTGTTTCGGCCACGGCGGTCTACTCGTCATCATCGTCCGCCGTGTCGCGTCCCGTGTCCCTCATCGGCGGCCCGGTTGGCTGGCTCCGCTCGCGCGCTGCCTCGCGTTCCTCTGCCATCTTGCGCTCGACCGCGTAGATGCGGACCAAGCGCGCGATGCTCAGTTGGTCCCACGATCCGGGCGGCCAGTGGTAGTTGAGGGCACGAGCGAAGATGCCTTCTTCCACCTGTTGCGCGAGCTGATGAATTTCCCCATGATCTGTCTCCTGATCACGAGGTAATCCAGAAAATCGAG